ATGGCCGTGTTCTGGTCCAGCTCACGGTATTCCTTGATCTGCCTCAGTGCGCCGAATGTTTCGAGCGAAACACCGCCGGTTACTCCAGCGGGTGATGCGCTCTTGGTCTCAACGCCAGCAATCGGAGGGTCCCAGAGAACCTCGGTTCCCGCGGGAATGTTTCCGCGCAAGCCTCCATGTACCGCGGAAACCGTCACAGTCGTGCCCGTGTCTGTGACTGGCCACGACCCATCAGTGGTTGATGGATTCTTGTCTACACGCACAAGCGCATCCTCAGCGAGCGCATTACCAACAATTGGAACACCGTAGGAATGCGCGGGAACCGTGCCTGATGCCGCTGTCGAATGCACGAGCACAGAACCAGTGGCGGTTGCCCCCTGCAGCACGGACAGTGCGCACATGATTCCGCGTGAATGCTTGATGGAGGTAGGGGTGCTCATCCGCCAACAACCTCGTCCACGAGTAGGTCGGCCACCTCGTCGAGCACGTCAGACTCGAATGGACCGAGATCGAACGGATTGCGCTTTGGAAGGTTCTTGTTCCCGGTCACGTGGTACTTGGCATAGGGGATAGTGGTCTTCGCCTTCGCCCAGTCCGCCCCTGTCTCGCCAATGGTGGACGTCGCCATCAGACCCGTGTCCTGCAACAACTTTGCTGCTCCCATGTCACCACGGGCCCGAACGGTCGAAGCAGCGAATGGATCCCACCCTGGGCCCTGTGCTTGATAGACATCATCTACAGCGGAAACGAGGATGTCAGCGATCACAGGGAGAACCCGATCTAGATTGCGCGCCTTCGTTTCGAAATTGAGCAGCGTGCCAACCAGCTCTTCGGCGTTCGCCGTCACAGCGGTCATCAATAGCCACCAGGGCGAGGCTTCGAGCGCGAACCTGCAAACATGTATTGCGGTTCACGCCGAACATTCATTCTGTTGTTGAATCGAGTGTTGGCACCCGCTGTTGCTTCTGACTCAGGTCGAGCCTTTGCCGATGCAACGTCCTCAAGCAGTTGAATGGCATCGGTGAGCGCCGTCCGAAGGATGGGACGCCCCTGCTGATCCAGCCACGCCAGGTTCCGCTTTGTGAGCTCATACATGGCGATGTCTGCGACTGCAGCTTGAAGTGTCTCGTCATCGCCAACCAGCGTTTCGATGGCCTCATGGCTCCATCCTCCCTTGACGAGAATCATCTTGGCGCGCTTGGAAGCTGTGGCGATTGCTGTGGATAGGGAGATCCCAGGCTCGCCCGACCCGTCATCACACGCTGCATCACGAACTTGACGCGGTTTGTAGTGCGCCTCAAGAATCGCTTGTGTGATCAGGTCGGCCATGGATCAGGCTCGGAGCATGTCTTTGGTGTGAAGCTCGTCAAGCGTCTTGGGGGACACTGGATATGCTCGATATCCAGCGCCGAGCTTCTTTGTTACAGCGCGGCAGTCAGCCGGCCTATCGTCGGTGGACACAACGACAACGTCTCCCACCTTGCCATCGATCATTTTGCCGTCTGCCCCGCCAAACGTAACGGATTTGGTTAGAAGGTACGCCCCATCACCCAGTTCGGGTGGGGCGTCCTCGCGAAGCTTCTGCACCAACGAGCGCAGTTGACCGTTCTCTTGCTCCAGTCTCTCAGTCTTGGCTTGTTCTGCCTTGAGCCTAGCCAATGCTGTGTCCCGTGCCGAGTAGGCTCCATCACGCTCCTTTTTGAGCGCCTCAAGCTTCGGGTCAACAGTCTTCGATTCAGTCTTTGGTTCAGTCTTCGATTCAGTCTTTGGTTCTGCCATGATGCCCCTTACGTGCTGTTGCTACGGGGGAAACCCCGCGCGGGCATTATCCGGTGCGGGGCTGGACGGGGAAGGGAACTATCAGGCAGCGGCTAGGACGTCGAAGATTGCTCCACCGGCGATGTCGGAGATCATGATCTCATCATCCGAGTGCCCAACCTCGAGCATGGTCCCGCCATTGATGCCCTTGCCCTGCGGCTGGTACCGATTCGAGACGATACCCGTCCCGCTTCGGCCACGATTTCGCCACGTGGCAGACGTCCCGATCTTGCGACCATTGCGACCAGCCGGGGGACGACAAAGAAGCAACACCGTGTCTCCCAGGATGTACGTCAACGATCCGCTCGAAAGGTACTTGGCCGGAGCGGTTGTGATCGGCGGGAATCCTGGGATGTTGAACGTGATCGGACCTTGTATGTCAGATGCACGCGCGACGTCAGGGGAAGGAGCCGAATCACCAAGCATCTGCTTCATGTGCTCGCGGACCTCGGAATCAGACAGGAACCAGAACGCAACATCCGGGTTCATGAGAACTTCGACCACCGGAGCAGCCGATGCCTTGATCCGATCGTGCAGGTTCTTGCGCGGGTTTGCGTTCGCTCCACCGTCCCACTGATACCCAGTGGTGAGGGTCGTGTAGTTGGCAGCATCCCAGTTGCCTGGAGTGCAAAGCAAGTTGAAGACCCGGTACTCACGAGCGAGCATAAGCTTGTCCATGAGCATTTCGCCCGACTCCATCTCGACGTCATAGTTCCCGTCGTTCTGGGTCTGCCACGAGACCCAGCAGGACAGAGCGTGTTCCTGACAGTGGAAAGAAGCCGTCTCGCTCATGTGATCGATCTGGTTGATCGCACCCGATCGGCCAACTGCTGTCTGAACGAGCTCGAACACGTTCTCCTTCTTGAAGTCGCGACGCGTTCCCTGCTCTTTGTTCGCCAGGACAATGGGACTTGCACGGTCAGCCACGAACCCGAACTGGTCATATCCGCCCAGGTAGGTATCCAGCTCCTCGGTTGTGTTGGTCACGTCCGCGGGAGCCACGGCCATGAGGATTTGCTCTCCAGCTCTATGAATGAGCTTGTCGTCGACGATCATGTCCTCGGCGAGCGTGAACAGCATTTGGCCCGGCTTCCGTTCGAAGTGGGGGCGGGCAGTATCAAGGAGCTGAGTCTGCATATCGTTTTATCTCCGTTGGTCCTTCAGTTATCAGGTGGTCACCTGGACCACGGGGATGCAGGCGTACCCAGCGCCCGCGGTGAATGCCGAGGTGATTCGGTCGAATTGAATCTCCGACCCCTCGACCAAGAGCAATGCTTGGAAGCCTACGTTGTCGTTCAACTCTCCACCGAGCGTGCCAGCAACATCACCAGTCACGAGGGTGGCAGCGACATCACCAGATGCGCCGCCGAGCAAGTCACCTCCGGTCTCGTATCCGGTGATGTTCGTGGACAGGCCAATCGCACTGGCAGTGCCTCCGGTGAATCCCGTCTCGACCTCCCAGTACGGGAAGCCAGCGAGCCGCAGCGCGAACCCTGCTGGGATGGTCTCGATCGCCTCGCCATCCGTGTTGGCGTAGGAGATCGGAATCTTCATGATGAATGCCTTGTCAGCGCGCACCCACCTACCCGTGCCAGCGGCAGGGACTTGCACGAGCTCATCAGCCGTATCCTCCGCTGCGGTACCATCTGCGTCGAACACCCAGTGCGAGTAATCGGACTGGACAACGACCTCCATGCCCTCGTATCGATTGGCCGCTGCAATGGCCTTGAGGGCGGTTCTGGTGGCCACGGTAGACGCTGCTACGTAGGCCTTTCCACCGATCTCAAGCTCGACTTCAACCTTGTCTCCCACGACGCCATGGGTCTTGATCGTTCCAAGAACATTCTCGAAGTTGGCAGCGGATGCGGCAGAGATAGCGACGGCCCGCGAGGTTGCGTCAGCCGTCACCTTCTGACCAGGTGTCAGCGTCTCACCAGCGAAAACCCAAGCCCTACCGTCGCACTGGTAGCTCTGGGTCATTCCGTTGGCAATAGTCTCAACCGAGACGCCGCAAATCGAATCTGTGGCAGCAGTGGCGAGCTCGATGCCATCAATGTTCGTGCCGTCATCCTTGAGGATGTAGCCAGCAGCGATATCAGAACCAGAGCCGTTGTATCCGTTTCGATCTAGGCTAGGGAATGTCTGTGTGCGTGGTTGCGTGACGTAGTTGGCCATGTCGATTCCTCAGTTGGAGCCCGCAAGCCACTTGCCGGCCGTTCGGACCTGGTTGATTCGATCGAGAGAAGCGAAGTCGGGCATTTCCTTCCGCAGGTACCCCATGGCCTTCTCGATATCGTTTGCCCCATGAAAATCTCGACACATCGCAATCCGCTCAGGACTGCGACCATCCGTGCGAGGAGGGGAAGAAAGCACCGGCTGTGACAACGGCGCAGATTGCAAATTACCGTGTTGGTCGGCTTGGAGACCGAATTGCGATCCGCCTGAACCAGCGAAGATTCGACGAGTGAGTAGCGCCCGGTCTGCTGGCGGAAGGGGATATGTGTCACGGAACTCGGCGAGCTTTCGTTCCTGCTCCTTGGGGTCCTTGTCGATGCATCCCTTGCGCATCGCCAGAATCGCGGGTCGGAGCTCATCAGCAGCAACCTTTGCCGCGGATTTGCTGGGCAAATTCATCTTTGCGACGCGCGAAGCCACTACCGCCTCAGCCTCCGCTTCGGCGTCCTGCTCATCCACCTTGCCAATCCGCTCCATTGCAGCGGCAAGCTGGGTGACAATCTCGCCCATTCCGCTGGTCTTCTCGACCAAACCCTTGGCTGCAGCGATTGCCGCCTGGAAGTCGGACGCGCCAAGGATATTCATCAGCGTATCCATTGCGTCTGCGCTTGCTTGCACCTTCTCGGCAGCCGCCAGGATGGTGTCGTCATGCTCGTTCACTCGGAATGTGGCTGCGAGTCGCTTGGTCAGTGGCATCTGAGTCTCCGCGCTGGTTCCCGCGCTAGTCGCGGGCTGCTGTGTACTTGGATCATACGAGAGGGACGCAGTGGCTGTGCTCAGCACCTCATCGCGAGTCGATAGTGCAGGCATGGCAAACAGCCGCTTCAGACTTGCCAGCATGTAATCCAGGTCGACACCTTCGATCCCAACGCCGCCAGTGAGCAGTTCCCCAAACCGCTGCAGTTGCTCACCTACCGCCAACGCGTCAGCATCGAGCGGAAGCCCGAAGATCTCGCGCATGCCGATCAGCGCCTGCTCGGGTGTTTCGGCCTTGTCCACCCACACAGACATTGATGCCGCAATCGAGATAGGAACCATCCCCTGAAGGAACGGGTCGTTTGTGAATGCGATCGAGGTCAGTGTCGGCCCCATGTCCTCACCTGTCACGGGATGGTTCCAGTGGGGTTCCACAGCCACACTCGTCCACTGGTATTCAGGCGGATCGGCGGTGATTTGCCCGAGGATTGTCTTGCCAAGCTTTGCGAGCGCCCAAAGCTGGACACCGTCTTCACCCTCTCGGATTTCAAGGTCCTGAACCCACGCTGGAGCCGGCACGCCCTTTTCTGGAATTGACCCAACCCGCGGGTCCAACTCGCTCGCGTGCTCATAATCAAAGTGCACGACATTGGCGGACCCAACACCATCATCTCCAGCCTTGAACGAAGGATGTGCACGAAAGTTCTTGATCAGGTGCTCGAACAGCGCCCGGTCAAACGTGATCGGTCGGCCACGGTAAACGAACTGCCCTTCGTAGGCCACTTGGATCCATCGCGGATTCTTTTCGGTGGCAGATTCAATTGCCGCAAGACGAACACCTCGACCGAATAGACGCGGAAACTGGCGAGAAGAAGGCATGCGCCGATCGTACATCTCCGACGGCTACAGCTTCCCGCTCCCTTCCCAGCCATCATCTGGCAAGCCCACGGGCACGGGGCCAATCTTTGCCCCTGACTTCTCCACCCATGCAGCCGAGCGCGAAATCACGCGGCATCTGCAGTTGAAACCGAACGGCGGATAGGCATGATCCCAGAACGGGTCATCGGCAGGAAGGATCGTTCCAATCGCATCGTAGTGCGCGGGTCGGATGCGGTCATCCCTTACACCGCGGATTTGCCAGTAGGGGCGCGCCTTCAGCACGTCAGGCTGGGTCATCTCCGTCTTACGGCCGTGACCGTAGGCGGTCATGATGTTCGTCCGGTAAATGGTCTCGACATGGGAGGAATTGACAGGCAGCCACCCAGCAGACTCAATACGAGCGGCGATGAACTGCTTGAACTGTCCAAGATCAGGGCCTTCGTGCGTACCGGGAACCATGGCGCGCCTACCCGCCTCCAGTTGCCGGTCAAGTTCGCCCTTTGCCACCGTCAGCAATTCCTTCGATGTCAGTCGCGCGATCGTGAATGCACGCCGCTTCGCCGCAGCGGTCAGCCGCTTGAACAGGTTCGGTTCGAGGATGTTCTTCGCCTGGAAGAACTTCAGAGCCGCCGCATAGGGTTGTTCGACGAACTTTGGCGAAGCTACGAGCGCCATCTTGATCCGTGAGAACGTTTCCAGCTGCACTTGCTCGTCGTTCTCGCGCTCCCACGCCGAATCGAGAGCGCCGAGCATGGCCCCGCGCATGATCTGTTCCTCAAGCAGCTGAGCAAACGCTTCGGTGTTGATCGACTTGCCAGCAGCGTTCAGCGCTTGGCGGATTGCTGGTGCAGTAGTCAGACCGTCGACGGACTTGCATAGCAATTCCGCCCACTTAGCCGTGATGACAGCACCCGCAGTCGTACCCTTCTCGGCAAGGGTATCAAGCGAACCAAACACCGAATCAGGAGGTCGAGCACAACACACATGGTCAAAAGGGCGAGCGGCCGCCCCCCTGACCGGCACAGACAGATTCTTCGGGATGGCTCGCCATGCGATCTTCCAAACTGGAGCGCCATTGACCATTTCGACGTCACGAACACGCTCGATTCCGCACAGCCGACAGCGATTCACCGCCCCGTGTTCGCATCGAGGAATCGCCAACTCAGTCATCTTCGTCGCTAGGGTAGACGCGGATTCATCCGTGGGAGGTTCACCGGGAATGCCGTCCCCATCGGGGTCATCGGCGGCCATGGTGGCGACAGCGGCTGGGTCAGTGGCGGCTAGAGCTGGGCGTGGGACAGGTGGGACATCCGGAGCTAGTCCACCGTCATCGCCCATCACCCCGATCTTTGCCCCGCTGGTTTTCGTTGGATTGCCCATTGCGTCGATTCCAGTCGATTCGACAAGCTGGACCACCTCATCCCCCGGTTCTGGCTGCTCGGTTCCGCTTCGTTCGTAGATTTCGGTCAGCTTCACGGGCACGCCAAGCTTCAGTGTCTTGTCCAGCCTATCGATTTCCTCTGTCCTATTCGGGGGCGCCTCCGTTACGAACCTGATCCTGGGGGAGTACTTGAGCGCACCTTCACCGAGATTCATGAACACGATCTCACGAGCGATAGACGTGAAAACGGCAGACAGATTCCTACCGTCTGCGTTCACGACTCCGAGCTGCTCACCACTCGCGACTTCATCGGCAGAGGAGCCAAGGGCGCCCGGCTTAGCATCGGATGTGCGCTTGTTTCCCAGCACAAGCAGCGAGTTTTGGTCGTCTGCTTCTTGAGCGATGTCCTTGTGGAGTTGCCCCGAATCTGGGTGCGGTTGGTCCGTTTGCAGCGCGATCCCAGGGGGAAGGACACCAGTGGAATTCGACGCCATCTGGTCGATTGTTTGCTGTGCTTTGTCCAGTTGGTCTGGTTGGACCAAACCAAGGGAAGGGTCTGGCACCCACACAATCCTCCACGGGCGACCAAACACCTCGAGCAACACCATCCGTTCACGCCAACTGAGTCTCTTGAAGAGTGAGAAGTACAAACACCTCGGCGCCAACCCCTCGCGTTCCGGGTAGTCATTGAAAAGGCGTGGTTGAAAACAACTCCACTTGAACGGTATCGATCGAAGATCGAACCCCCGCTTCTCAAATGCCCCACCAGACCAATTCTCGTCGTTCAGCCTCAGCTCGCGCTCAGGGCCTAACGTCAGTCTTCTTGGGTGAATCCATGACAGCTCTGAGATCGTCCACGGGATCGGGTCGGAAGGGTCATAGGCCCACTGCTTCTCAGTCGCAGCTCGTCCGTCGAAATGCCCCCAGTCAAGTGATTGCACCGCTTCAGCCAGGTTTGAGATTCGAGCGAACGCCTGCCGGACCATGTCGGCTACCTCGGACGCTGGCTCTGGTTCGACCCCTGGGCCACTTACCGCGACAACATCACAATCGAGCGCGGCAATCGCGCGGAAACGCTTGCCGAGAATCGAACCCAGATGCGGATCGATGGCGACCGTCTCGTAGGCGAGATCGGTTAGGTCCCGCATGTAGCCCATTTGTGCCGCACGTATGACGCCTTCCACCCGTTCCGGGCTCACGCCATTGCCGTAATACATGCGCCACTGCTCGGCCTCGGGGACCGTGCTTGAGCCGAACAGACGGGATTGAAGCGCGCGAACGTCTACTTGGATGGCTGACACTCAGCGATCATACGACGGGCGTGCATAGGGTCGGGTCGGGCTGAAGAAGTTAGGCGTTCCACCTCGGCCAGCAGCTCCTTCGCCACCTCGCGGGCTTCGATCATCCAACCGTTCGGGCGTCATCACTTCTCTTTCGGTTTGATCCACCCACGAGCTTCGAATTCGCGTCGGGCTTCGTTCAGTCGAATCCTCAAACCGTCTTGTGTCAACTCAGTGGACAGCCGTTTGCGGATTTCTACACGAAGTTCGGACTTCAACTTTTCTAACGCCTCAGCCACCTTTTCAGCCATCAAAAACCTCCAAGGCTTCGATTCTGTCTTGGGCCCGAAACCTTCACGTCGATCGTCTGCCCCCCGCCTGCCACAAGGGCATCAAAGGCGGCAGCCAGAGCGTCGACCTGGTCATCGTGCAGGTCCTTGACCCCTGTGAATCCAAGCACTTCCTTCAACAATTCTGCAACCCATGGCGCATCCCGTGGAACGAATATCTTGCCACGATTCCACGCTGCTGCAACTGGTTGTGCGCGGATGAGCTTGTCCACTGTTGCTGGAATCGCGCGTAACATCCTGGCCCCTTCGTTTCGAATGTGCTGAGCCACGCCCTTTTCGGGCCCGGCCATGTACCACCACATGGGCGATCCAGGCCATGCCACCGACATTCCATTGAGAATCTTGCTGAAAGCTGGGGAATCTATCTGGACTCGGTGAACCAGCAGCACGTAGTACTGGGTGTCGACGATCCTTCCGGTGGTGTCCCGAATGTCGTAGGCAGCAAGAGCAAGCCCTACAGAATAGTCAGATTTCTTGTTCTCGGAATATGCACAGTCCACACCGATCGCAACCCGGTACCCGCCTGGAGGCAGCTCGTCGTACAGATGAGCGTCACGGAATACTTTCGAGCCCTTAGGGCGTGGATTGCCCTGAAACAACGATTCCCAATCGTAGTCAGACTTTGCCCGTTTCGCTTCCCACCACGCAGCGGGACGCATCGACTCCCACAGGTAGGTGCCGTCGAGAGCCAGTGCCGGAAGGTTGATAAGCTTCATCGGGGCATCCCCATCGGGATCCGACTGGCGGCCGATCAAGTCGTCTTCATGCCAACGATGGTGGTTGATGAAAGTGGACGAACCAGGATGAAGTCGTCCTTGGATCGAGGTGAACCATGAGTGGACTGCTTCCCGTCGGACGGGGGATTCCGCCTCGGCCCTGGACTTGTGTGGATCATCAATGACGATCCACCCGTCGATTCCCTCACCAGTGAGCGGACCACCAATCCCCGCCGCGATCACGCTCCCACCTTCCACCGTCTTCCAGTACCCGGAGGATTGGCACAAGGGATCGATGTGGGCCCTAGCACGCTTGGCATACTCGAGAATCGTGCGCGACTTCCGTTCAGCAATCGTCGCTGAATAGGAGATGTACGCGTTCTTCTTCGTGGGGTTCCGCGCTATGAAACGAGCGAAAGCCGAGAACAACGCCTCGGACTTTCCGACCTGTGGAGGAGCTGAGAAGCAGGCCTCAACGGGTTCGTGGAACGCTCGTTCCACCTCATCAAGAATGGGGGAGAGATGATGGGGTCGCTCGTAGCTGGGGTTGATGTGTTGGACAAAATTGACCAACGGCATGCCGTCGATTTCGGCAAGCCTTCGTCGCAGTTCGAGCTCAGCTTCAGCTCTTGTCGCCAGATCCACGAGCAATTGCCTCGAGCTCTTCGATAGTCAACGCCGCGAAGTCTATCTTTACTGGTCCTCCGCCAGCGCCAGTGTGCTCTACCGACATTCTTGTCTTGCCTCCGTGTCGCTCTGGGAATCGGCGTTCAAGCAGCCACTTAGCATGTTCTGGGCCATAACGCTTATCCGATGTCGCTCGCATCACAATCATGGAGAGCTCCGCTTCAAATTGCGCCTGTGCCTTCTCTATAGATTCAGTAAACGCCTTCCGTTTTGGGTCACTGAGCCACATATAGTAAGATGATCTCGATATTCCCACCAGGGCACAAGCAGTGGAAGCTGGCACTCCACTGGCGATTAGGGCGCATATGTTTTCTTGCATCTTAGGTGAGAGACGAGTTTTCCTTGCCACCGTTCGATCCTACCTTCCTCGGCCCACGAATTGCACCAGGATAGATCATGAAGCGACAACCACGCGAAGGCTCTCTAGCCGTGGCTTTGGGGGCATGCTTGCGTGCGCCCGATGAACGTCTGGTGCAAGCAGCCATGCTGGTGATTGCGGAGGCGCTGGAGGGATCTGATGGGGTAGCCACCCGTGCTGCCGCGCGCCTAGGCGTACCGGAGCGCACGTTCCGAAAATGGTTGGCGCAAAGCCCCTCCTTGCAAGCGATGCGCAGCAAGATCCAGCAAAAACGCGACGGTAAGAACATATCCCACCGTGTGGTACCTCAATAAAACCAATACGTTACTGTATAGCTGTGCATGTTTTGCGGAACCCGTGACACCCATGTCATTGGTGTTACAGTGGGATTAGATGCCATGAGCGAACTTACGAGAGGTTACACGACATGTCTAGCTAGGCATGGGTCATGCAGCTTCATGTGGCATGACCATAACCATCACCATTACGAATGAAATCCGCAACCTGGCTGAATCCCTCACTGGAGCAAGTCTCGCGCGTCGTGATGGGCTTGTCTGGCATCACTCTGCCACTGTCCGTTTGGGAACACGATGCCCACTGGTTGTCGATCTGAGATGCTGTGTGGGGGTCAAGAAATGGGCTACAAATGTTGGGAAGGCGCTCTCCAACAAGGGGATGCGTGTCCATGTTGGCAAGTGCGTTCGGACCTACAGGGACCATTCAACCATGCCAGATGGATGGTGTTGCCTCGTTTCGATTCTAGGGCTCTGAAAGGATGGGCAATGAAAACCGTAAAAAACGAAACCGAAGACCGGCCTGCTGTACTCGTGTCCACGTGCCTCATGGGTGTAGCATGCCGCTACCACGGTCGACCATGCGCCACGCATAGCCGAATCCGAGGCATGCTTGACGCTGGCCGCGTGCGACTTGTGCCGGTATGCCCGGAGGTGTCGGGTGGGTTGCCTGTGCCTCGTCCGCCTACCCGCCCCAAGGATGGTCGGCTCTGGTGCGGCGGGGAGGACGTCACCGAGGCGTTTGAGGCGGGGGCGCAGGAAGCGCTTCGTGTTGCGGTGGAGTGCGGAGCGAAGAAAGCCTACCTGGTACGAGGGTCCCCTTCTTGTGACCGTGATAAGGGTGTAGCAGCAAGGCTGCTACAGGCGCATGGCATCAAAGTCATCCGGATTTAGCCAACTTCTTCTGACCACCCCGCACCAGATCATCGAATGAACGTGGCCCACTTCCGCCGTCTGGTTGCATAGGCCCGAGACGTTTTTCCCACCGGCGGATGTCATCAGCCAGCCCTGGGTAGTTGTGTTGCAAAGCAGCAGCCTGCAAGCCACATTGGCCGGGGCAGCACCAGCACGCCGTTCGAATGAAGCCGCGCTTGTATCCATCCCATAGCGGTACTCCACTGGATTCAATGATCTGGTCTTCTGTCGCCTTCTTGGTCGCAAAGCATGGCGCAAAGTGCTGGTACTTGTCACTCTTGGACCCAAGCGACTGCAAAGCGCTTCGCTCTGTTTTTCGACTACCCAAATTGGCTTCTTCTGCTCGTGAACCAGTAAGCACCACCGTCGTTCCTTCGGGATGCTGTCGTACATATGTACCGAAGGTGCGGTGGATCATGTCGTTGGCGCATGGCCGATAGATGATACTGGGCCATCGCCCCTCTTGCGCCAACCATGCCCACCAATCCCGCTGTGGCTTGAGTACTACACATTCCGCATGAAGGAATACTGCCACGTCGTACACATGCGCTGAAATGCCAGGGAATTCCACACCTGGATCCACGAATGCCAACTGAAAACGTTTACCAGTCGCGTGTTTCGATGCCCAAAGCGCGGCGGCAGTGGAGTCTTTTCCACCGGAAAACTGGACGATTACGTCGGTTGCATTCTCCCATGTAGGCTCCAACCAAGCTGGCATGTCGAAGAAACCATCTGCGTCTTTCCACTCGTGCACATGTTGTCGTGGGAATGTCTGCCTCTGTTTTCGTATCTGCTCGAGCAACTTCGCGGTGGCGCTTGCATCGTGTCCAGTCCCACGCAAGTCTCCCCTTTGTGCCTGTATCTCTGCTAGTAGCTCATGCAATCGCTCCGGATCGGGCTTGGCTCTGGCTGCTGTGGCATTGTCGGCCACCATAATGCGAATGGCAGTGTCGTCGTCAACGTCTACGTAATCGACATCGATTTCTGTCAATCCCTCAGCCTTCGCAGCCATGTAGCGGTGGTTTCCAACCAGCACATGCCCAGAGCTCTGCTGCACCACGATCGACCCGTAGAAGCCGTTCTCTACCACTGATTCCCTTACCGAATCCACATCTCCTTTGTTGTAGTTTCGCGGGTGAAGACTTATCAAGTCCAAGCCTACTCTCGCATGGCTCACATTCACGACACTGGCCTTCGCGTGTTGTGTGTCCAGTTTGTTCGGTTTATGCCCTACCATTTACGCCTCCATCTCAGTCTCCAACCGGAGAATGTCACGTTCATCCCACCTCACGCCTCCGAATCCCTACCAGCCAAGTCGTCAAGAGCGTCCGCCTGCTCCCGCGGCTTAGGGTCGAACGGGGACCACTCGGCCCCTGGTGGTGCCACTGCTTTGCCAACCACGTATCCAAGCACCGCACGGTCCGCCACGCGTACGATTTCGGCTCCAACAGGGAATCGCTCCGGGTACCGCTTGGATGCCGAACGAGCGGCCGAATGCGACGGAGCGAACATCAGGAGCCTACCACCCGCAACGACGATGACTGGCCCATGGGCTGGGAGTCGGCCGTCGAGTATCTCGCCCCGCAGGTGTTCCCTGTCTTGACGATTTGGCCTCGCTCCAACAGCCGACGCAACGACCATTCCAAGCGTGATCGCGGGATCTCCGGCATGTTCAGCTCGCGCTCGAGCTCGGCAACGCTCGTCCCAGGCCTGGATTCGAGCATCTCTATCACTTTCTCGTCGAGCTCGTTCGGCTTCCTCCCGCCTTGCCGCCTCGGCTTCTGCCTCTCGACTGGCTTGGTCTGCGGACGGGATTCCCCTAAAGGGCTGGGCACCTCGCGTTCTGTTGGGCGGACCACCTCCAGGACGTAGGAAATCGATGTCGCCAAAGCCAGCTGTGCGCGGGCCAAGACGTGGAGTGTCTCGTTTGAATCAGCCATGTTTCCTCGCCTTCACCAACTCAGGCCACAACCCAAGGTCCCAAATCGCCGCTCGACTTGCTTCTTCGCAGTATCCCATGCGAGCAGCAATCAGGGTCACTATGCCGCCGAACAGCCAGATGGATTTGAGCCACTGGTCGCGCTCCGCCAATAGACGTTGTCTGCGCTCGCGACAGATTGCCATTCTAGCACCCCACTTCAGAAGTGCTTTCCTGGACTGCTTTCGTGGCCTGGACTGCTTTCGTGGCTTGGACTTTTTCGGTTTGGCATACTTCGCCTGGATACGCATCGCGATGGCCGCACACCGTTCACTCGGAGACATGCTCCTTTCGACAGTAAGCATCCTCACCTCGCCTCGATTGGTTTGTGCACTGGAACCGGATCGGCCGCGGCACCATGGACATGCACGCGAATCACATGTTTTGGCGTTACCGCCTCGACGTTACCCCTTGGTCGGGCCGTGCCAAGCGCGGATGTCAGATATCCCGCTGTGTCGTGATCCACATGAAGGTCCACAGAGCCGTCATGGCATTGGATGAGCCGAATCATCGTTGCCTTCCTTACGCTGCTTGTGTGCGCATCTTGCAGTACGCCATTGCCCAATCTGCTGGTGCCAGATAGCTATGAGGGATCGGCTTCCCCTGCATCCACTCAATGATCCCCCGCTTCGTTTTCTTGTCACGCAGATAGACCTTGATCTCATAATAGGCACCTACTGACTGCATGACCATTTTCCCCTTCAGGTCGAGCGCACTTCTTGTCCAAGATTGGGCTAGACCATCCGCCCAAGTGATGAGTCGCGGGTCTGGTTCGTCCGTCAACTCTCGCGCACACTCAAACGCCAGTTGCCGACGAATGGCAGTGATGTCGGCCTCGCGCTGGTCGCCCATGACCTTCGTTCCATCCTCCGAGAACATGGGGATTTGGTCTGGACTTGGCCTTGGTGGGCAACGGAACTTCCTTGTCGCAACGGACTCGTACAGGTCCATTTTGGCCTTACGAATCGCCTCTTCCGTCGCCAGCTGCGTGGCCTCGTCCCGCTCCTTCGCTTCACGTTCAATCCGCTCTTGCTCGGTGAGCAGATTGGTTGCTAGATTGTCTACGTTGGCGAGCTTCGCGCTCAGGGAAGCGATCTTTGCGTCGGTGTGCTTCGCCAGGATCATCACCAGCGAGTCGTCATCTTCGACGATGGGCTTGGTCGGCCCGTGCCGGTAAGCGAGATACACCGCGATGACCTCGTCCATGATGTCGTCGGCCTTGTCAGTCTCGCACCGGCGGATGACTCTCAGGGCGTTTCGTTCGTCCAGGTAGTAGGCGGTGACCTCACGCTCTTCGATGCCCTTCACAGCCCCACGTTTTTCGATGCGATCCATATGGATCGCATGCAAAACCCCTGGGATTTTGCCACTTTCGTCGAGTCGCTTGATGAGCTTCCGGATGCTTCGTGGCTGGTCGAACCCGAGCCGTTCCGCCAACACGATATCCAAGATCCTCGGTTCTGGGTCGCCCTCGAACTGCTCCATGTGCCAGCCGTTCAGCACGATGGCTTTGGAGGTGGGGGCTGTAGCCTCCACTGGCTCAACCACTTCCGCTTCGACAGGCGCTTCGACAGTCTTCGATTGTGTCTTCATTGCCTCTTTACCTCCCAGCCAACGAATCACCTTGCTGATGTCGACCACGTTGCCCTTGCTCTTCGCCACGACGTGGATGAGCGGCAGGTGCCACCCTGACACCATCGCAGCGATAGTGTTCTCGTTGCCATTGATGCCTACGGTGTTTAGGATTGCCACCTCGGCACCCTCGTGGATAGCCTGGTGGAGCTCGCAGTACCGCACCCACGAGACCACCTTGATGCCCTCAGCGCCAAGCCTGTTGGCGAGTAGGCGCTTGGCCGATCCGATGTCATTGGCGATTACGATTGCTCTACACATGTTGTTTCGCGCTCCTTGCGATAGAGATAAGCAGATCCCTGAACTCTGTTGGTGTGGCCGCTGCCTGTTTCGGGGATAGCCTCTGACGCTCGTCGTCTGTTTGGGTTCGGTTTCGGCACAGGGATACGAGCGCATTTGTCCGAAGCCCAGATCCCCACCGCATCGATGGCAGGTCGACACCATTCGCGTACACGTTGCCTTGCGGGCTGGATGCCCGTACCGGCCTTGCTCGACGTGACATGTCCATCCTCCCAGATAGTCCGCGTTCACCCATCCGCCTGTGGCCGGAGGCACATTCAGACCGTACGTCCCCCACGCGTCGGAATATGCTGGGTGCTCCAAGACGCCGCCCCACCTACGCACGGAGTCCAACGCCGACGCAAAACACCCACCGTCTACTCCTCGCAGGTACCCATAGCGTGCCTCCACGAGCCCCGCCAGACGGCACCACCGCGTGCATGGGGGGTGCGCTACGACAGGATGGGGACCAGGATACAATCGCGCGTCCCTGGATTCGTCCCATAGGTCCACCCCAGTTAGGCCGGAGTATGACCCTTTTGGATCGACGAAGAGAGCGGCTACAAGCATCTACCGATCCGTAAACGGCCCCGTGCTGCCACGGAACCGCCCCAAGAACGCGTTCGACGTCCAGGCCCGCATGCTCGACTCCGAAAGCGTCACCTTGCCCCCGTACGCTTGGCGCACGCCCGATGTTCGGCTAGCCATGTCCAGCCATCTCGGACGTCACCCGTACATGTCACAGGATGCACGGCCCCGCAGACCGAGCATTCCCACCGACGTGGTAGAGCCAGCACCGTGGGCATCGGGTCAACCGTCCGAGTGTCGATCTGGCGTTTCCGGCCGGGATCGTTTCCTTGACTACATGTAACGCCTATTGTGCGACGACTGCCTACGTGTTGGGCCCGCCTTCGAACTGGTCCGGCCCAGGAATGTGGGGCGCCCATCGAAACTGGATGCTTCCCCGGGGGGGGGCCTTTTAAGGCCCCCCCGGGAACCAGTTCGTGGGCCACTTCCAAACCGGTTCCGGTGGGCCAGTTGGGAACCAGTTGGGAACCAGTTCGAGCGAAACGTGATTTCGCTTGGAATATTGCAGTTTCGTGTGTCGAACTGGTTCCCGAGTTGAGTGGACCACTTCGACGTCCTAGGTCTTTTTGGCTCGCGAAGTGGTTCCCAAACTTCGGGAACCAGTTCGACAGTGGAAACGATTGTGATTCCGTGGGGTTGCAAAACTGACCCGCGAACTGGTTCCCGCTCCATGGGCCAGTTCGAGTATGGAATTCATACATCATCGTTGGCCTCCGTAGTGAGCTGCCAAGAGTCTCCGCCGCCTCTTCCAGCCTCCCGCTTGCTCTTCGTCACGATTCCCTCGCGGAGCATGTAATCGAGCGTCGCACCAACTGTCTGGCGTCGAATCTTCAGTGCCTCGGCGAGCTCACGACCGGACATTCCTGGATCGAGTCGCAGTGCGTGCGCGATCTTGCTTGCGTTGTCTGTTCGGATGACGCTGGGCGCCTTCGGGGGGTCGACTTGTTCAAGGGTCATCTGCTGACACTCGAGACCCCAACGTTCCTGTCCCTCTTCCGAAAGAACATCATCGATCTTGAGAGCAAATGGTTGCAGCGCGGCACCAGCTGCTTCGGCTCCAGTCTTGGTCATTTCGACCTTGACGATGGTTGATCCGTCGTCGTTTACGCTGCCACGGAAGGCCAAGACCGTGCCGCATGCTGCGTAGATTGCAGCACTCCCACGAGCACGCTCCTTTGCTTCCTTGTCCTTTCCACCCTTCCCGTCATGGTGGAGAAGGACGAACGCACACCCTGTTCGATCGCTTACGTTGAGGAGCTTCGAGACGTGGTCACTGATGGCCGCGTCGTTCTCGTCGACTCCAGGGGTGGCCGCGTGAAGGGAGTCTAGAGCGCATATGGTCACTCCATCGCATGCCTGTTCGAGTATGTCCTCTGCGTCAGGGCTGGACAGGCGAAACTTTCGAGGTAGGCAGCACACGTCCAGGTTTGCTGCGAGTTCGTCGTAGTCACTCACAGCGAGCGCGCGAGACAAACGCTGGTATCTGAGAAGCGTTGCGCGCTTCCCTTGCTCGTGGTCGATGTGCAGGACGCGCCCAGGTCGTGCTACACGATACCTGCCCCAAACGTGCTTTCCCGTGGCAACGGCGATGAGTAGCGCCTGCAGTGCCACCGTCTTTCCGCTGTATCCGTAGCCTGACACCATGGTGGGTCTGCCTGGTGCGACATACAGTTCTGGGATGACGAACGGGATCGGTGGCATTGGCGCAAACAACTCGTGTTTCGGTACCAACTCCAAAGCTGTTGTTTGCTGCGTTTCAATCTTGGCGAGGAGACTCTTGGATGACGCAACAAACGCGACTGCATCCGTGGCCGAGTATCCCTCAGCGGCTATGCGTTGCGCCGTCGAGATCACCTGACGTAGGGCGTGCTTCTCGACGATTCTGCGGCAGTAGTCAGGAATGTTTGCTACCGTTGGGACGGTGGTCAGATCGAGAAGGGCATTCACACCCCCAACTCGCTGCAATTGTCCCAAGTCGTTGAGCCGGCCTTTGAGGGTGACGATGTCGAGACCGCCCGTCAGCTCGACGGCCACACACGCATCGAAAATTAGCTTGTGTGGATGCGAGTAGAGGTGTTCGGACCGAAGCAGCCCACGAACGGACTTGGTTGACCCACCAACTATGACTGATCCCAAGACCGCTCGCTCGGCCTCTAGGTCATTCGGTGGGATTCGTGTTGGCAAAGGACGCAAGTTGCCATTCCCGCCGTCGTCATCGAAGTAGTCGTCAGGGGGTAGAGCCACCACGGTCACCTCGCCTCGGTCAGTCTCCGGGCGTCATTGAGGGCTGCTGCGAGTTCGGCAACGGAATGAAACTCGTACACAAGAGCACCGAACTTCCTTGCCTCTGCGATCCAGGCTCGTTGGGATGGACGAAGCTTCCCCTTGCCGGTCTTTGCTTCAAAGCATACCCAGCGACCTCGAGGAGCGAGCATCCCGCAGATATCTGGGATGCCGTTGGGGGCAGCGCGACCAGGCATCCCGTCGATGAAAGGCTGGATCTTCCAGCCCCAAAAGTCGGGCTGCTGGGCCAAGAACTGGAGCCCTTCGCGCACCAGCACAGTGTGCCTTCGGTTGCGGCAAGACCTGCACGGGCAGCCGTTTGGGTGGATGCGATCGGCTCGTGTTCGGCGGATAGGGCTTACTGTTGTGCCGTTCATAGCCCTTGCCATCCTCCGGCTCGTTCCACGAGCGCGTTTGAGGGGTAGTGGTGAAACTGAGAGAGGAACCGCATCTGGACAATCTTTCGTCCGTTGCGCTTCCCAGTCTTCGATACGGTCCGCTTTGCTGACTGAATCGCTTCAGCAACGAACCGAACCACTTGCGGCGGGTACTTCGCCGCTCGCGAGGCTTTGGCGAGCTCAACAGCGCGATCCTGGACGCGCCGGTCGACCTTGCCGCGTTTGATTGCCCCGCATGACGGGCAGACGTTGTCTGTGAATTCGTTCGCTCGAAATACCCGCCCGCAAGCGTCGCAGGTCACCTGCGCTGGAAGCTTCGATCCCGTCGCCATGGCCTTGCCTGAGAGCGAGAAGTCACGGTCGTCATCTGGCAATCCGTGGAGGTGAGTCGCTCCCATCAGGTCGAGGACGCGAGCGAACGTCTTGCCTGGTGCGGGTCGGAGGACGCGGCCTGTCTTTTGCACGAGGCTCCCTGGGGACGCGCACCTGGTGCCGAGGATGGCTAGGAATGCGTCGGGTACGTCGAGCCCTTCGGTCAGCACGTGCACGCCAACGAGCACACGGAGCGACCCAAGTCGGAATCGCTCAATGAGGATGGCTCGGACTGCGGAGGGCGTGCTCTGTGTGATGCACGCCGATGGGACACCAAGCCGGTCGAGCCGGTGGGCAATGTCGTTTCCTGCCTTGATCGATCCTGGAAACACGATTGCCTTACGTTTTTCGCCATCAACGACGCCGAACTTCAGGTAGCCTTTGACCGGATCCATGGCGAGCGTCTTGCTGACCGAATCAGGACGGTAGACCTCGACGGGGACGAGGTAACCCTGGTCGATTAGCTCGCGAGGCTGGGCAACGACGATCAAGTCCTCGAACTGCTCAAGCCCGGAGCCATCACCACGTTCGGGGGTGGCGGTGAACCCGAAGATGGTGGCGCCCTTGTAGGCCGCAACAAGGCTCCCCCATTCCGTGTCCTCGCGCGGATAGTGGTGCGCCTCGTCTACGATCACGAACGATGCTGTGGGGAGCTCCCGGCCGAGCAAGGTCTGCGTGCTGGCGACCTGGATCCGTGCGCCGGGCTTGGGGGTGACGCCGGCCTTGATGATCCCGACATCAAGCCCTAGAGCCCTCAGCTTGTCGGCAGCCTGGTCGACGAGCTCTGTGCGGTGGGCCAGCACAAGCCCTCGACCGCCCTTGCTTATGGCGGATTCTGCAAGGGCCGAAAACATAACAGTCTTGCCCGCACCGGTCGGAGCCACGAGCAGGATCGCACGGTTGCCCTTAGCGTAGCTATCGCGAGCCATCTCGATAGCCCTGACCTGGTATGGGCGGAGCTGCACTAATCAGCCCTCCGCCGCGAAAGGAAGTGCTTCCTGGGAGTCGTCCAGCTCGAGCGCGCGGTGAGTCTTGGCGATTGTATCGAGTTGGGTGGTCAACGACTCCAGTTCCCCTGGGTCGTCACATTCGGAGATCCAGCGAATCACGTCCTCAGCAAGAGACACCTTGCTGTTGTGCACAAGATAGACCTGTCCGCGTGAGCGATCGAACACCTCAGTGTGAGTGAGCTTCTCGAGCGCGTTGATGTTGTCGTCGAGTACCGCTTTGACGGTCTTGATTCGCTTGCTGAAGTCGGCCTTGATGGTGGCGAACTCGGCCTCTAGCTCCGATTGAGTGCGCTTGATGTCTGTGATGTTCTCCTCGACACGCTGGATATCCTGCAATCCGTCATAGATTGCTGTGATGTCGAGGTCTGGAGACACAGGACGAGATGGCGTTGCCTCCATTGGTTCATCACTCTCAAAGTCATCGTCGAGCGGCTCCACCACGTGGATAGGGCTGTCAGTCTTCGGCTTGTTCTTCGATCCCTTCGGTCTTCCCATGTTCAGTCTCCCAGTTCAGAGTTAAGTGGCTCCCACAGTTCGGCTGCCAGTCGACCATTCGTTATGTGAGCGAGAACGTTCGCCGACTGTCGAGCGGGCAGGCGAACGGCATGCCTCCACCGAGAAATCATCGTCGAATGAAAACGTGAGCGAATAGCGCGTGCTTCCGCCCCATTTTCCCGGAGAATTGCATCCAAAACGTCACACGCAGGGGGCCGCTGTTCAGGTGTCAACCTCTGTTCAGCCATTGCGCGACGGTAGCCGCGTGGCTAACGTTAGTCAAGTGGATATCGTCAGGCGCGAAAAGGATGTGGTGAATGGGTTGTCCAGCTGACTATTCTTTTTGGATGGCGACCTTGGGTGACCGTGTTTGGTATGCGATTCACTGCCTGCCCAGACGTGACGAAGGGCAGGTGCCGGACATGAAATCGTTGGAGCTGAGGGCTGGGATCTCGAACGGGACCATCGGTAAGCTCGTGAAGGGAGCGCGAACGCGACCTGCAGCCAAAACCGTGTCGTCTCTGGCGGCTGTTCTCGGTGTTGGGGTGCCATGGCTTCTCGATGGTGTCGGCGTTTCCCCTACGCTCACCGGACCGCTCCCCCCTAGGCCTGGGGCGGAAGATTTGGACGCATGGCAACCGGATTCGGACACCGGGGTTTTCGTGAGGGAGATGATCGATCCGTACCCGTCGAGAGCCCCTGTGATTGCAGCACTTCGAAGCCGAGGGACGGACCGAGCTGTGATCGACGCGATGTTGGCCGAGTCCCATCTGACAGGGGACCCCGGCATTGATCGAGAAGACTATTGGTGGGAGCGTGTCCGTTTCTACTCGTCGAAGATCGAGAAGTTTTTGGGAACGGACATTGACGGATCAGCGCTCGACTTTGTCCCTGGTACGAAGCCAAAGCGGAAGCGGTAGCTATTCTTCGTCGAACACGAGCAACCCGCCACGGGACGGTTCGTCAGTGATTCGGACACGCTTCCCATGTGGGACCTCGCCTGTCCTGACAAACCGGCGAAGCGTATCCGTATCTGGCCATACGATTTCACCACGTGCGACGGTTCGGGAAGGGGTGGCGAGAGCTGTGCCACTCACGACACCGATCTCGCCCAGTCGAAGCAGTGCAACCGATTCGGTCACGCCGACGTATTTCGCGATGGCCCTTGGGTTGTTTCCATGGACACGGAACGCTGCCTGAACAACGCATCGGGGGGCACACAAGATGGCGCCGAGCAAGTCGCACATAGCCTCTAGGTTTGCGCCAACATATCCAATCCGCTGATAGTAGAAGTGACCGAGCTCATGGCCGCACACCCACCGCTGACGTGTCGGGGACAAGCGGGAAGATACAGCCACACGGATGACTCTGTTGATGCTGGATAGCTGTCCTTGAGATCCGAACATCGGGACGACAAGTGGTGGGTACCCTGTGAGGCCTATGCACAGTGCACGAATCGAGTGCGGTTCGCTGGGGTCGAGACCAGCCATTTGGATGAGGGCACGAGCGTCACCTTCCACTTCAGCGAGGTTCACCACGGAACTATACGGTCCTTTTATGAGGTGGTAAAAAATCTTTCGATAGCGGCTTGACTAATGTTAGCCGCGCGGCTATTGATAGACGCATGACACAGCGCGACTTTAGACCATGTTCTCTTTGCGGTGGGACTGGGACCGATGAGCCGTGTCCAGAGTGCGGCAAGAAGCTGCCGCGGGACGACGTGGCGCGGGCCATTGGGTTCGCTCGGGAAATGCTGGAGCAAGCATTCCCTGGCAAATGCCCCACGATCGTCACATCTGACAACTCGGCCCGTGTTCGAGTTGGCGGTGATGTGGTCTCAAACGTGAAGGCGTCCGATGTCATGACGGCCATAAACATCGCTGTAATTCGAGCGATTCGGAGGGCAGCATGAACCCCATCCACAAGTGCTCATGCGGGAGAAAGTACACGGCAATCGAATGGGCTATGCTCCGATTGCTAGGGACAGAGTGCTACGAGTGGGGTGAGATCCACGAGCTGCGGAAGTGTGTATGCGGATCGACTCGAGTCGTCCTTATCTCCGAGGGTGAGTGCGAGGAGGAGGCAGCGTGATCGGCGACACGCTTCGTGTCTGGGAGTACGTGCACCCATCCAAGAGGGCTGGTGAGGCAGAGCGCCTCACCAGGCACGTGTCTCGGTGCTGGCGAGGTCGAGTCAGACGACTGGCGTTGGATGCCATATGGAGGACAGTATGACCCCCGAAGCAATGGTCGCCAAGTACCTGGCAGCCTGCCGAATGCGCAGGGATCTGGCATCTATTCTTGGAGATGAGGAATGGGAGATGGACGCCCGTGACGCTGAGATGGACGCGGTACTGGCACTACAGCTTATAGCCGCTGGGCTTTGGTAGAGGGGTGGCTCCAGATCTTTGCCCCGAATGGTGACGCGGTTCGATTCCGCAACGGGGCACCAACAGGCGTGTGACCAACTAGGTCGCGGACGCCAAAACGAAAGGGAACAGTCATGCGTAAAATCAGCAAGATCACCGTTCGCAACTACCGAGGAATCGAAGAGCTCGACCTGGACGTTTCGCCAGCAGGAGCAATCGCCAAAGGACGTAACGGTGCAGGGAAAACCACCCTACTGAAGGCCGTGAAGGCGTGCTTGCTCGCTCAGGATGTGGGCTCCGACGCAATTCGAAAGGGGGCTAACAAGTCCGAGATCCTGGTGGACATTGATGACCTGCAGGTTAGGAGGGTCATTACCGAAAAAGGGAGCCGTCTCGACGTCGGTAAGGGCGAATTCCTTGTCAAGGCACCCCAAACGTACCTGAAGGAGCTGTTGGGGACTTCGACCTTGGATCCGATGGATCTGCTCATGTTGAAGGGCAAAGAGCGCCGAGCAAAGGTCCTTGCAGCCCTTCCAGTAACAGTGACAGTGGAGCAGCTCCGCAAGTGGTGGGACAAGTGTCCAGACAACTACGACTGCAGTGGACATGGACTCGACGTGATCGCGACGGTGCGCGACATGGCCTACAGAAAGAGAACGGACACGAACAGGGTCGTAAAAGAAGCAGAGCAAGCCTTGCGTCAGGCTCGTCGGGTGGCCGAATCTATTGTGGCTCCGGACGCCGAACCCAACCTTGACCACTTGCAGAATGTGGCCGACGCCGCTCGAGCAGCGGCGACAGGGCTCCGGTCCAGGCATGCCGAGGCTGAGCGTCAGATCGAGGCTATGTCTGGCAATAGGTCCAAAGTGGAATCGCTTCGAGCCAAGGCGGATGCTATTCGCGCCGAGGCCAAACCCGTTGCTGAAGAAGAAATTGAACATGCGACCGAAGCGGTTCACGAGTCGCGCGATGCGGTGGCAAGGCTTCGCGCGCAGCTCGAGTCCGCCGAAATCACGCTACGCAATTGCGAGCGTGCTGCAATCGGGCTGCACGCGGAAAATGAGAGATACGAGTCGGCTATTGAGCAGGCTAGGGGGATTGAGCAACAAGCCGATGAGCTTGAGTCGGCCATTGAATCGGCGATGATCCGACCCGTCGCAGGGGTCGAGATTGCAGCTGCAGAGCTTGAAGCCCATACCGCACAAGACGCTCTCGCCCAAGCCAGAGCGGATGCCGCTCGGATCCGTGAGGCAAGTGCAGCCAAGAAGGTGCTGCTTCTCGCAGAGGAAAACGCGAGCAAGGCAAAAGGGGAGGCCGAAAGGCTTGACTCCATTGTCAAAGCGCTTACCAACGATGCGCCAGCCGAACTGCTTGCGGCCGCAGACGGGATCCAAGGTCTCACCATCGATGGGGACGAGGTGCTCCTTGATGGGGTTCGGCTCGACGCTTTGTGCGGCGCGGAGCAGATCCGTTTCTGCGTTGAGGTCGCTCGACGCGCAAATGAAAAGTCAAAGATTCTGATCTGCGATGGTCTCGAACGGCTCGACCCTGAAGCTATGGACGTGTTTGTTCAGGAAGCAACTCGTGGTGGGTACCAGTTGCTTGCCACCCGTGTGGACAGGGGGGACGTGGTCATTGAAGCAATCGAATCTGGACCGGTCGAGTCGGAAGCTACAGAAGAAAGGGCGGTGGCGTGATGTCTGTCACCTTCCTGAAACGCATCACCATACCAGAGTACAATGCAATCGATGCGGTCAACTACTCAACGTTGAAGCACATTCTGAAGTCGCCGAGACACTTTCGACACGTTCGCACCGCGGGGACAGCACAGACCGAGGCGATGTCCCTCGGGTTGGCATGTCACAGCGCCACACTTGAGCCAGACAAGTTCGAATCAGACTACTCCGTGTGGAATCAACGCACCAAATCAGGACGAACATCGCCACGTAACGGTAAGTCGTGGGATCACTTCCTGCGATGCAACATAGGTAAAACTGTCATCACTGAGAAGCAGTACGAGATCGCCACCGTCATGCGTGACTCGGTTCGGTCAGACCCTACCTCAATGCAGTTTCTGGTCGCGGGGGAGGCGGAAGTCGCAATGGTTTGGGTCGACCCTATTACGGGTCTCCTGTGCAAGGGGAGAGTGGACTGGCTTGCCAGGATAGATCTGGAACCAGTGATTGTTGGTCTCAAGACCGCCGTTGAATCAGGGTTGGACGCATTCTCTAGGCAGTCCAATCGCCTGTTGTATCACCTACAGTGGGCCATGTACCGCGAGGGGTTCGTTGCGCTCACAGGAGAAATCCCGCGCGTCGTGGAAATCGCTGTCGAATCAAAGCCTCCACACGATCCGGTGGTCTACGAGATTGGACCAGACGTGATCGAACCAGGTATTGTTCTGTTTCGTCAGGCCATGGGCGAGGTTGCGAAGTGCCGGCGGACCAATACGTGGCCAGGTCAAGGCCGAGGAGAGATCGTCTCGCTAACGCTCCCATCCTGGGCAGCAGGGGTGCCGAGTGACGAGGATGTTTCCCTGGACATGACCGGAATCGACATGTCTGCGCTCGAAGGATTGGAGGCCTAACAATGGCACGCGTTCCACACATCTCAGAGCTATCACTCGATGTTATGTTTCCGGATAAGTTCCTGAAAGCAGCACACCTACAGGGACATACTCCGATTGTTACGATCGAAAACATCAAGGTCGATATCGTCCCAATGTCAGGGGGAAAGAAGTCGGCAGCAACCATCATCACGTTCAAGAACAAGCAGAAGGAGTTCATTTGCAACAAAACGAACGGTTTTGCCATCGGTGTACTGCTCGGGTCACAGCGCCCAATCGATTGGATTGGAAAACGGATCCAGCTAACTGCAGACATAGAAGATGACCGTAAAACACGTCAGGAAGTGCCATGTATTCGGGTACTTGGCAGCCCTGATGCCTCACCGGAACAAGCCGCCGAATACCGCCAGTGTTGGCGCGGGCAGCGGAAAGGGGGTGCGTTGTGCGCCAGGCTCAAGATGGCAGTGCAGCGAATGCTCACAGCTGGAAGAATCGCTCCGGTTGAGCCCGCTCCTGACGTCGTTGTTGATGATGATGACGGTCCGGAGATTGAGCCGATTCCAGAGGATGACTGGTCGGACGATGACATCCCGACGGATGCCCAGACGGAACCCAAAACGAGCGCACCCGCACAAGCGAGTGAGCAGATCGACGAAACCCACCTTTCACCAAGCGGGAAGTAAGCCATGGACCGGATTCTCATTCTCGACACAGCATGCGGACCAATACTATCCGTTAGAGGTGGATCTTGAATCACACAGTAAGAAATGCATTTCGTGGATACCGAAAGACTGGCGGAAAGTTGTCCCTTCGAGCTTGGGTGCGTGATGCGCTGCCAGATGGGGATCGTGTCCGAACCTCATTTCGTGAATGGGCTGAAAGGAAAGGCATCCGAGCACGGACGCTGGCTCGGAGGGGAGCGAATGCCTAGGGCCGTCCCCCCCCCCAGAAGCCCGCTACTTCGAAGCAGGACTACCAGACGGACCCAGCGTTCATCCGGGCCGTTGTGCGCCGCTGGGGGCCGTTGGCGTTCGATCTGGCCGCCCATGGGCGGAACACGCAGTGCGAGCGGTACTTCTCAAAGGAGCAGAACTCGCTGGTTCAGGACTGGGGCAGCATCGGCGGGAACCTGTGGCTCAACCCGCCGTTCGCCAATATCGATCCGTGGGCCGCCAAGTGTGCCCGGACGACGTTGCAACCTGGGTCTAGGATCCTTTTCCTGACACCGGCAGCGGTGTCCACAAACTGGTTTGCCGATCACGTCTACGGCCGAGCTCGCGTGTTCGCGATTCGACCTCGGCTGGTTTTCGTGGGGCACATTATTGGATTCCCCAAGGACATGATCCTGAGCGTCTACGGGGAACCGCCGGCGTTCTGCTTATGGAGGTGGGACCGATGAGCGTTCAGACGATACCCGCCCGCGAGCTGGTCTGCGACCGATGCAAGCGCGGGATTGCCCACCCTGACGCGACGTTTATAGCAAGCGCACGCCAGGACGTGGATGACTTGCTGTCTGAGATAGACAGGCTGACTGCGGAACTGGCACGAGTGAGCACGATCGCAACGAAGCTACTCGGGTGAGAAAGGTGGGAGCGTGTACAAAACAATTGAGGAAGCAGCCAAGGAGCTGAGGATGTCCCCCGACGCGCTTCGGCGTCGATGCGCTCGAGCGGCGCGCAAGATCGGGAGAGACATCACCGCGCAGCTGGGAGACGGCGTAGTTGCTGTGAAATTTGGCAGGAGTTGGCGTGTCAGATTCGGGTCGGGTAACCTCTCAGGAGCATGTCCGACCGCTCAGAGGAGATCCCATGAGCGTTCGCAAAACAAAGAAGAACGGCAAGCCCATCCTGCTCATTGACTTTCGATACACAGACCCAACCGGAACACCGAGACGGTTTCGCAAGGTGGCCGACGTGCAGACCATGGCCGCTGCCAAGGCAGAGGAGCAACGTTTGCGGATGCACGCCGCCGAGACAGGTGAGCCATATTCGGTTAGTGGGAGCAAGTGTCCAACGTTCGCCGAATTCATCGCTGGACAGTGGCAGAATTGGACCCGTACACACCACAAACCCAGCACGCGCGAGAGGTACCAAGCGCTACTCGATCAAGGCGTGCTGTCCGCATTTGGAGCCTATCAACTGGACGAGATAGACGCTGCTGCTGTAACCGAATACGCGGCCTATCTGACAGCCGACAACGTTCAGGCATGGCCCCATGTTTCTTTCGTCTCTTCTGTTCTTCGTGCCGCTGTAGCTCTCGGCGTGCTCGCAGAGATGCCTCGATTACCACCATCGCGAAGGAAGAAACGCAAGCTGCCTAGCTGCCCAGACCACGACGAGATCGTTACGATGCTCTCATTCGCTCGATCATGGGTGAGGCTTGCGATTGCGCTTGCTGCCTACGCTGGGTTGCGTTCCGGAGAAGTACGAGCGCTCGAAGTGGCTGACATTGACCTGAAGCATGGAATCATTCTTGTGCGACGATCGCTTAGCGCCGATCAGGTCACGACCACGAAGGGCGACGAGGAGCGTGTGGTCCCAATAGCGCCGGAGCTCGACATACTTCTGCGGGCGTCGATCAAGGGGAAGCGTGCCAAGGATCGAATCGTGGTGATGCGCGACGGATCGACCCCATCGAGGCAAAAGATCTGGTCGAGGGTGGATCGGCTACAGCAACGCCACGGGCTGCGACACCGATCGTTCCATTCGATCCGACACTTTTTCTGTACGTCGCTCTTGCAGCGAGGAGCGGACATAGAGCTCGTTCGCACCGTGGCAGGTCACCAGGATATCGAGACGACCTGGCAGTACCTGCACAGCAACAACGAGGATGCTCGCGTTGTGATGTCGAGGCCCTATACGGGCCCTGTCCTTGTGTCCGGTTCGAAGTAGCCTACAAAACAAGGCGTATTCGCGTCATCTGTCGGGGAAGGGGGATTTGAAGTGGAGGATTCAGCACACGCGGTCAGACATGCTGTTTCCAACGAATTCGCCACTTTATCCCACACAACTGAACGGACGCGCACGGACGCGACCGGACACTAAAGGGCCCACCGTGGGCCCTACCTGGGCCCTACCCTTGTGCCTACAGAAGTCCAACATTACTCTTGGCACGTCTCGTGCGAAGGATGTGGCATGCCCAAATCCGACGAAATCGCTCGCCGTCTACGCGACCGACGGCAGGCAGGTGAACACGGCTCCCCTTCGGCGCTAGGCGTGGCGCTGGGCGCGTGTCTCCGGTCCGGTGATAGGCTCCTAGTACTGGCAGCGACGGAGCGGATACAGGAGGCGCTGCGGGGGAGGACGCGCACAGCAGCAGCAGCAGCGCTGGGGGTGTCGTACCGCTCGCTTGCCCGATGGCTGGCCGACTACCCTGACATAGTTGCGGACGACTATGACTCGGATGTCATAGTGTAGCATGTCTTGGTTTATAGAGTTTATAGCGTGTTCAGCGCTGTTCAGTATGACTCACGTGACAGCGTGAGCGTAGGATTGGATGGGGCTGTGATAGTAATTACGAGCACTTACGAACATGACTCGCGTGGCATATCATGTGCATTGACTTAGGTCACGCCGCAAGGGGCGGCCCAATTGAAGGAGACACAATGGAAACTACAATCACAACAGTCGCAACGTCAGTGGCAATCTGGTGGGACACGCAGGACCCTCAGTCCGAGGGATGGACGTGGCGCGTGTGGTACTCCGCCGGCGATGGGTACTACGATTCTGACTCCGGCCAAGTCGACGCCCCCCGTGACGCAGAGCTCGCGGATCTACTCGAGCTGGTAGCAGCAGACACAGTTGTGGATCTTGGTCCGTACGCGGACGCAGACGCGTACGGACCAAACAGAAACGCTGAAGGGTGGGAAGCGGGCAAGTAGCCACCACGAGCTGAAACACCGGACGGTACCACCGTCCGTGAAAGGCTGGATAGAATGAACTCTGACATCGAAAACACCAATCTGGAGATCCTAGCAGAAGCTGCAACATACGTTGCGGTTGCTGGCGATCAGATGCCCGTCGAGATTCGTCTTGACGGGCATACATTCCAGCCTCCTGCGGATCGTAAGGTCCACGTCGTCCAGGGGAACCGTGGGCAACCCCCCACGGAATGGACCGGCCCCCTACGCCTGTGGCACGACGCCGTCAAGAAGGCGGCGTCAAAACTCTAGCCAGTGGAAGAGGTACGATGATCGTCCCCGCCGAATTCCGGAGACTGCTTGCGGGTGCGTACGGAGACGTACGTGCTCGCCTCGAGTGGACCGATGACGGTCGCCTGACCTGGGAGGGTCACGGCACGATGTCGCGAGCTCAGACCGATCGCTGGATCGCCATGTGGTGGCGATTCGTCGAGCACAAAGGAGAGCTCCGCTATCGCTCCGAGTGCGTCTGCTCCGCGAGGAGAGCGCACGATGGTGAAAGGTATTGGCTGCGCGCCTATACCCCCGATGGCTGGCCCCCTATACCTCCCCCTGTGCTGGCATTGCTCGAAGCTCAGCTCACGCATAGGCACTCGCGTGAGTGGGCAGAGGATACTCTACGGTGGGTCGCACGCGCGGAGGCGGATCCCCAGTGCCAGGAATTGGATCGCCGTAGCAGAGGCCGCGCCTGCGCGCGGTGGGACGAGCGCGACGAAGCGCTCGCGGTGCTCGGCACCACGCTGACAGAGAGGCAGGGGGCGCTATGAACATCGATACACTGACCCGCCTATTGCTCTTGGTCCGGCCTGAAACCTATCGCCGCCACGGCTGGCGCGGCACGTCTGGCGCGTATGTCGGACTGCATGCCATTATGGGGTCTGCATATGACCATAACGGCCTAGCGGGCTCTGGATCTGTGGAGGTGACCGTCCGCCGGCCTAACGACCCGGAAGGTTGGCACAACCCAGCGTTCGTGGCACCACGGAATTCGCCGGTCTACCGGAGAATGGTCCGAGAGTGGGAGCGGAGGCATCCCTAGGCAGGAAACTGGCTCATTGGTGCCCCGTAGCCCTCGCGGTTCGGGGCTTGAGGCCGTAGGAGACAAAAATGAAAATGTATACACTCTTGAAAGACCAGGGCCAGGTCGTGGAAGTCAGCTACGGGTATGGAGGCGACGGCACTGCCTACCGTCGTCGCCACGACAGGTCTGATGGATCGACCACCTGGGAGGTGGGGGATCTCGATTGGGACCTCGAGCCGGAGGGCGTCAGCACAGAGCGTATCCCGTGCGTGATTGAATGGGTCCCCTGTGATCCTCCAGCGGAGGAGGCGGAATGAACACCCCGTACGAGGTAGTCGTCGCCCCCGGCTGTCACGACAGGCCGATCGCGCCTGTCATCTCGCGCCATCGCACCCTACGCGGTGCCGTGCGCTCGGCACGCAGGTCTGACCGACTGCAGGTCGAACCCGCTACGAGCTCGGTGTGCCTGTACCGCGCGAAATCGCGCCAACCGACCCAGCATGGCTACGGCGCCTATGGCGGGCCGGACACGCGGCCGCTGGCCGTGTGCTACGCGGAAGCAGAGGCGGCGGAAGCGGCGTGGAGGAACGAGCAATGAACCCCATCGTGAGGCACGAAGACGATCGCCTTAGCGACCTCGCGCCGCTGGTCGACGTAGACATGTTCGGTGCGGTCGCAGCTCATATCCTAGGATACGTCGGAGGGTCGCATCGGATGCTATACTGCGTCCGGGGGCGACCCAATAGCGGCATGGTCCGCGTATGTGGATTCCCATTCCGCTACGATACGGGAACCCGGGCAGGGGAGGTGGAGATCCGCACCTCAGATGACACAAGATACCCTTGCCGGGCGCTGTTTCGCGACGGCCCCAATCGTTTCGAAGTAAACGAAGAAGTCCAGGTGAGCGGACTGTGGGATGCGGGACTCGCCGATATGCATGCCGCTGCTATGCGTCAGCGGGAGGCGTGCCATCGCGGCGACATTGTGCTCGTCACTCGTCCAGGATGCGGCGACATCTGGACTCCAGCTGGGGATTTGCCACCGTACGTGCGGACGTATGAGGATCACGGATTCGACATTCGAGTCGCAGCCGATGGGCGACGCTGGACGGAGGGGCCGCAATGACCGCGTACGTAAAATGCGCAGTGTGCGGGTGGGCTCAGGAGTCGCGCTATCGGGGCCCCAGTCCGTGGCCTGATTCAGCGTCAGAGCTTCCGGCGGCGCTGCGCCTCCACGCTGGCATGTACTTTGATGTAGATTGCGGCGGGTGGCACAAGGGGCTCCCGTGCACGAACCGCATCCACTGGATACGCTGCACGAAGGCGTATTACGATCTGCCGCGCTGGCGAGCGGAGCTCGATCGGCAGATCTGGTACCTGGAGCAGACCCACGCCATGCTCGAGCGAGCGCGGCAAGGGTTGCGCGAGGCGGGCGAATTCGAGCTTTCGTGTGCGCAGTGGGTCGAGGATATTCATCGCACTCTGGAGGTGCGGCTGCCTGCCAAGGCGGCGCGCGAGAAAGAAGCGATCGCGCGCTGCAAAGCGCGTATCGCCGAACTGGAGCGAGAGCTCGCCCACACCCCTGAGGGGGAGAGGATCACATTTTGATCTACGACACCCACGCGGCCCACAAGGGCGGCCTGCCGTACGGCCTCATCGAGCGCTCATCGCTGCTGTCTACGCGAGCGGGTGTGTCGATGGGGGCACCCGATGACGAGATCCGAGCGCTGTCGACATGGCAGCTCCAGCAGCTCCGTCGGGTCGCTCATTGCCACGCCCGTATGGGCTGGCGAGACAATCAGATTCGTGCTGAACAGGTGCTATCGCTCACGTGGGTGGAGCTGACCCGTAGAGGGGCGTGCCAGTGAAGATAGGAGTTAGCAAAATGAAACACGATCTATGGCGCGACGATCACTACGAGATCTCGTGGGAGGCCATGCTATGACCGACCATTACGGCCCCTACCGCGTGGGCATTCGCGCGGGTCTGGACGTGGACGAGAAGTTGGGCATATTTCGCCCAATTGACCTGTACGTGGTGGAAAACCGCTGGGGGAGAGCGGTACAGTTCACTACCACGCGCAACCGTCGCGAAGCCGAGGCGTGGTGTGAGAGGCGGAACACCGACCACTCACACCCAGGGTGCGCGGGAGTGTGCATGGGTGAGCCCTCCCCAGATGACCCTAGCACTGTGACGTGCCCTGACTGTTTGGAATTGCTGCTGTAATGGCGTACGCAAAGGCTACCCTACACAAGGACGGGACGGCCAGCTATGGCGACATCGACCACGCAATCACCCTGACACGGGAGCAGCTCGACGCTATCCCGATCCGGGAGGCTCGCCGGATCGCTCTACACCTCGCCAGCCGTGGCGACGAGGTTGCCCGGGAGTGGATGGATGCGTACCGTGGTCGCGCTCGCAAGTCGGACTGGTACTCGACACCATCCGACCTGCGCAATCGTCGCCACGTGTCGCTTACGTTGAGCGACGAGGCACGCGCTAGGCTTGCCTCGATCGCAAAGAACAAAGGGACGACAAGGTCCCAAGTAGTGGAGGAGTGGATCATGTCGCAAGCGATTGGGCCCTGGTACATCACCGACACCGCAGTGAGGCAGTACGCCACTCTGCGAGGCGCGGATAGGGCCGACGCGATCGAAGAGCTTCGCTCGATCGCCAAGGACGCGGCCGAACGCAAATCGCCTAGGCGCACGGCAGGAGGGCTGCTGTGCTACCGCGTACGCAAGCCGATCGATGTCCAGCTGCTCGTGAGCGACAGCGCGCGCGATGAGGGGACGCTGCCACAGCTTGTGGCAGTGGTGGCTGGATTCAGAAAGTGATGGGACCACCAGTTGACACCCCAGCGCGAACAGGTACACTCCACTTGTTCGCGAACAATTCCTGCCTTCGGGCAGGCCCCATTGACGCAAACACGAACGCGAACACGAACACGAACTACGCAGTCCACTTGGCTGCGTTTTCGTTTTGTTGGGGGGAGAAATGAACCAGTACCCACAGCAGTACCAGCATCAGCCAACAGCTATGTGGAGGTGTCCATTTTGCGGGTATTATGGGGAGCCGATACAGGGATCAAGTGTGTCTACTGGTGGTGTGATAGTGGCAATTGTGTTTCTGTTTATGTGCTTCCCGCTGTTCTGGATTGGTCTGCTCATGAAGGACTACCACGAATTTTGCCCGTCATGTCGAGTACGTCTGGGGTGACTCACGCGGCAACATCCACATGCGATGAGGCACGAGCTCGCCCACCCGAAGCACGCCAATGATCTCGCGAGGCCCAAGCCCGTCTGCCAGGTAGACCTTGCCATTCGATCGCACGATTGAGCGCTCAGTTTCGTGGATCGCGCATCGAAAACCACCATCCACAGACGTGATTCGGTGCTCGCCAACCTCTACTACGGTGAGAGCGTGCGTGAGCAATCCAGTGCCGATGATGGCGATTTCGCCTGGTATAGGGAGCCTCGACTTGTGCTCGAATCCTCCCATCACCTGAAGTCGAACCATTGGGTCGACGGGTCTGCGAGGTGGCGACTTGGCGAATGCCCATGCTGCTGGCGTCGAGAGCTCGTAGTGGTCGAATCCAAAGCACCGAAGTAGACCACCAGCCACGTGAGCGCACCCGTGTTGTTTTTGAGCCATCCCAGCGGCAACAGCGGGGTCATCGTGCGGGTAGCACAGCTCCAGATATCTCGGCTCGTCGAAGCGAATCCCGACGCACGCACGAGCGATCTGGACCATGGTCGCGCGCTTTTGTTCCGGTGTCCATCCAGGGTCACCGAGCCATTGGCCTTGCCCTTGCCATCCTGGTGGTGGGGGAGGCCATCCTGGTGCTTTCACAATTCACCTCGATTCAACGGTGGTGCATCGACAACAAGGGCGTCTTCGGTGAGCTTCTTCCATGCGGCTCGCCCCCTGCGAACGCCTTCAAGAAACGGGTCCGAATTGGGATAGCCGTTCTCTGGCTCAAGGACACCTGTAGCGGCATCGATGATTCCTGTGAGCAGACCTTGCTCGTATTGCTCGGCAGGTGTCATTGCTCGCACCGAACCCCGCACGCACGCACCGATTCGACGTCACCCGCCACGCTCACGCAATCGGAGAACGGGCGCATGTAGCCGACGGAGTGATACGTCTCGCACCAATCCTGGCACTCGCTATCCCCCTCAGGACACTGCAGAGCGGCGAGCTGAGCGCACGCACCTGGACATCCTGGGTCTGGCTGTGGAGCGATGGGGGCTTGGGTACAGGCGACGAATCCGATTGCCCACGCCCAATTCGCAACAACCAACGCGATCCAAAAACGTCTCATGCCGCCCTCCGTCTGTCCAAGAAACTGAGGTATTTGCCGACCCACAACCACCAGTCGTGACCCCCTCTTGTTCGACTTAGCGCCAACGCTTCTGCTTTGACTTTCCTCGCAGCCTTCTTCTTTGCAGTTCTGGCTTTCATCGCATCACCCTTTCCGGGTCAATGTCCGGCGTTGCGAGGTACGAGACTCGACTCGACGCCATCTCCGAACGAGCGATCTGATGGAGGCCTCCAGCGCCGTAGTCAGATCCCCACGAGCCGATCGCCCAGCACGACTCTCGATCGGCGTGCACGAAGCACAGGTAGTGCCCACCCTTGCGCGGCCCACGGTAGCGCCACGGGCCTTGACTCGGCGTCCAGTCCAGCAGTCCCTGGTCGACGGTCACGGCGCCGACAACAGGGCGTCCTGTGCCGAGCAGGGCATCCAAATCGGTGAGCCTCGAATCGTCATCGAGTAGCCAGTGATAGTGGAGCCAGTCGCGATCGATTGAGCGTCGGTAGATCGAAGGCGACGGGGCATCGTCCACCTTCGATGCGTCGAAAGGGAGCGCATCGTACTCGACGATACCAAGTGGATCGCGTAGGCACTCCCACCCAGCGACTGGATTCGAACCGATGTCGACCACGTTCTTCCAGCCGTGCCTGGAAGCGCGCGCGCGGTAGTAGATGTCCCGATCTGAGGGGGCAATTCGCTTGCCGATGGGGATGCCGAGCATCGCCTGCCGAATCCATACTGCTTGCCGAATCGCCTGCCCCACGCACGATTCGGTGCTAAATTGGTCGGGCCAGCCATCGGGTGCGTGGACGTGGTCTACCATCGGTCCGGACACGGGGGAGCCAATCCCGATCAGGTCAGACGCCGGGTAGCGCTCGGTCCGTGGGTCGTGTGGCTCGTAGACGACTCCCAGACCGTGACTCATTGCGCTTCCTTCCACACAATGGGATCGGCAATCGCTGGCGTCCCCTCACCTCCAATCAGCGCCACGAATGGTCTCAGGATGGTCCATGCGTCCACGATCATGTCGACGTACTCGGACGAATCGGAGCACGCTTTGCTCGCCAGCGCTGTCGACTGGACCGCGAGAGAGTAGCCTTCCTTGAGCCGCTCCAACGCGGTGTCGTAGGTGGCCTGCTGATCGGTTGTGAGTCGATCTCGAATGCCACTCTTGTCCAGGTCGCCGATCGCCCGCTGGACGTCGGCTAGGCGTGAGTTGACAGCTGGGGTGTTTGCCTCGATTTGGTCGCAGATCGTGACGCATCCGATCGCCAACAGCGACACAATGAAGATGGCAAAGGCTAGGATTGTGCGTTTGAATTTGGTCATTGACTATTCCTCCACAGGAGTGATGTCGATGAAGTACTCCTTCAAGATTTTGAACTTGCCCTTCGCTTTCGGGTTGCTGATCATCAACTTCAGACTGCCGTCAGGCGTGAACTTCGCCCACGTCTTGTTCGTCTCTTTCTCATCCGATACGGCGTCTAGGCATACAACCTCGTTGTCGTAGCCATCGTCCGAAGTAATCCTAGTACAATGAAACTTTGCTCTGATCATGTCTTCCTCACTTCAGTAACGGAATCAGCGCTGCAGCTGCAGCAATTACGGTCGCGATACCTGTGCATACGGCGGCAATCAGCGCCTTGCGAGCCTTTGCACGTTCGCGAATGAGCTCGACTTCAGCCGCAGTCTTGGCCTCGATTGCCATCCCAGCTCGGCCCTTCCAGAGCCGTGCGGACTCGTCTTCGTTGCCCGGGTACGTGGGTTCGTTTAGGTCCCAACCAATCGACGGAAGAGGTTGTCTTGCCTCCGGTGTTTGGGCAGGGACAACAGCGCCGATCTTGATCCCTTCGAGAAGGCGATCGACCTTCGTTCCCACCTTTTTTATCTCCGAGAACATTGCAATGAGTTGCTCGGTGTTGCGTTGGTTTGCGCGGTTGTGCTCAATCTCATGCTGGCGTTGCCAGACTTCGACCGTCTCAATCCGATCATCTTGCGACGCGCAAAATCCTGTCGGATGGGTGCCGTTCCCCCCGGCCATTACGCACCAGCTTTCGGAGGCAACGTGGGAGTGTCCTTGGTAGTGGGAGCCTCACGAATCCACTCGTCAGGGGACGGCGACACGATGCCGAGCGCCTTTGCCTTGCCTCCCCAGCGATCCCACGACAACACCATTACGCGCTCTGCGATAGACCACAACGCGAACAGTGCGCGACCTTTTGGGGGAGTGCGAGGAATAATGTTCCAAGCGACGTAGACCAGAATTGGGACCACGATCTCTGGGTGCGCGAGACACCAAAACCACGCTGCAACAAGCCACATCCACACTTTGAGCAGGTATTCAGTCATCGGCTTTCACCTTCGTCGTTGAGGATTCTTTCGCGTAGTCCGACGGCAAGTCTTTGGCCTTCGGAAGCTTCTTGTCCTTGTCCGCGATCTCCGCCGCGGAAGAGTCATCGACCGGATAGGCAAACGTCCCGTCGGTCCCCTCAAGAATCAGTTCCTCGAGCGCTGTAACGCATGGGCACGACGTGTCTACCTCGGTATCAGTGCACGTGCATTCAGCGACACGGCCACCACCTCGATTGACACCTCGACCGTGCGCAGGGCAGTCGCATGCTGGGTATCCACGAAATGCTGTGTCGATAGCTTGCGCTGCAATCGCTTCTGCTTCGGTGCCGATAACAGCCTTGGTTTTCTTCGTGCGAGCCATCACAGCCCCCTTCGAGCAATCATGTCTGCCCGAACCATACCTTCTTCGTCGGAAGACAATGCCCTTGTCCACGCAGCGATCTCAGCAACGCGAATGTTTGCGTAGTTGCCAACGGTAGCCAAGTACCTTGCAGCGCCGATTGTGAACATGTCGAAGGTGACAGTGCCAACGTCGCACGCAACGCCATCAATGCCGATAGACGCCCCGTTTCGCAGCATTGTAAGCGACGTTCCGGTGAACATGTGGCTCAGTACGTGACGACTCGTGTTTGCCGCACTGGTACCAGCTACGTTGACCCCAGTACCAGTATCGTCTCGTCTGTAGACTCGATGTGCAAGCGTGCTGGCAGCAAGTGTCTGTCCGTAGTACGGAGTGGATGTAGCCGAATTCCCAAGGTGGAACATGTAACGATCGACAGTGGTGCTCACCCACTGAAAGAGCATGATCAGTGTCAACGACTTGTCTGCTCCAGACAGGCATGCAGCGCAAGCCTCAGACGTGAGAAAGTCACTGGAACCATCGAGAAGCATCGAAGGTCCACCATCAACCCAACCGCTCGACTCAAACGTTGGTCTAGAGCCAGCAATTGACTGAACGAGCGGGTGACCAAGACCTCCCTGACTGGCAATCGCGGACACCGCCCCTGATACAGTTGTCACACCCTGATCAAGGCGCCACCATGCGGCCATGTCGGGAATGGACGCAAGTGTCCATGGAGGCTTCCCACCTCGACCCATTCCCAACCCAAGTCTAAGTCCAGGCATGTCGTCACCGTGCCGCAGACAGCCCCGTGGCCGTAGTTGCCGCTGTGACCTTCCAAATTCGAAGATCGCCAATCCGTTCACCGGCAGCGATTGGAAGAGTCAGTGTGTTGCCAGTGGTTTGGTCCTCATACAGAACGACTGTGATGTTCCCCGCTCCAGTCGCCACGATCAGACGCAGTGGGGGATCGTAGGTCGTAGCGTCCGAGGCAGTGATTGTGCCATCTGCTGAAGCTGATTCCGAAGCACCACTGATGAGCGCGTCTTCCACTGCCAGCCCACCATCAGCGCCAGCCTTCAGGTTCATACCCTTCGTTGGATCGCTTGGGTCCTCAACAAGCGGAATGAACTTGGCGAATCTGCCCCATGCGTCGTTGAACCACGTCATACCACGATCTCCGTTCCAGTGATGATGCCCTTAGCCACAAGGGCTGACATGAGCGCCCGCAGCGTTGCTGTGTCGGTGTTGTACCAATTGACGGTTGCTCGTGCGGAGGCAGTCTGCCCGTGGAATCCGAGTAGCCCCGTTCCACCAACCCCGCTTGAATTGATGGTTACGAGAATGTTCCCACTACCATCTTTCAGGTACAGAACACCATCATCCTCGCCAGGATTCCCGGCCCCTGGCGCTATGGTCAGGTTCTTGCCGTTGCCAGATGTCACAGGAGCGACATCAATCACTCTGTGGTCGGTGTTCGGGAGCCTGATATCCGAAGTCGCAATCCAGCCTGAGGAATAGGTAATGAACTGGTTTGCACTGCCAACTGGCATCGTGGCAGCCGCATAGGCCTCCACCAACTCGTTCTGGGCATCGGCCCAGCCACGCGGACTGTATTGTGTTCCTTCGGTACCGATGATCTTGCGCAAACCGGCACCAGAGCGAATGGCAACGAGACGCTCAAACACGTAGTCTGAGTTGGCAGACCCGTCTGGATTTACTCCATCATTCACCTTGCATCGAACGATGTAACTGTCTTGTCCAGATGCCGGCCATGTGGTCGTTACTACACCATCAACCGAGGAAGCATTCACTGATGTCCCAGTTGCCCAAGCGCCGTTGTCGAGCGTGAGCGTCGGAGCATCTTTGCTTGCCATGGGGGCGTTCACATCGGAGCTATCAGCAACGGAAAAGGTGACCTTCCAAACCTCGGATGTTGGCGTCTCGAGCGCAAACGTCCCAGTAGCGCCATTGATAGCGTCGTATCCACGGCTGCCAAACGCGTCACTGGCAGGGTCCCCATCGATGGTGAATCGTGCGAGGTTCGTTGTCATGAGATTGAATCTCCTGCGACATTGACAGCAAGCTTGCCCCACCACCGATTGTGCGCTGCCTCACGCAAGAGCAAGCGATGAGCGCCACCTTCCTGCGGTGTTATCACGATCGATTTCGGTGGAGTTCGGCGGAAGATTCGACGCTGGTAGCTCTGCTGACTAGGACCAATCACCTCAAATATGAGCGGAAGCACAACGTACTGTGGCAGCGTGCGCGCATACGATACCGAAACCACAAAGGAACGCAGCGCAGATGGTACCGCATCAGGATCGTCCCGAGTCAGATCGATACGATCCTCTCGTAGATACCTGGGAGAAATCTCATCCTGCCAAGGATTGCCCATCAGGGAACCTCCACGTCGATGTGGACAATAACCGTGCCACCAGCCGCCCGCGCCATCGCTATCGAGTAATGCCCCTCCGTGGTAGGCGTGAACTTCTGTTGTGCACTCTTGCCAACCGTGGAAGTGAACACGACAGGGCCAGGCTGTGGATGCTCAACAGCCCATGCCGTGAACAGCCTTCCTCCTAGAGAAAAGTCGAATGGAAGTGACCCTGCAATCTGAGCAGAGATCGTTATTTGAGTCCCAACAACACCAATCCAACGGAGGTGCGGCCGTCCAACGTGAGGATTCAGTCTCGATGGAGCACCTGGATCCAGCGGCCCAATAGTGCCAGAAGGACGTGCTGGGTCCAGCCACGTTGATTGAGTGACACCGGAGATCCCGATCGTAAACTCTTGCCCGCTCATGGATAGTTTCTTGTGACTGTCATCACCGTGTTGAAGCTGTGCACTTGTAGGCCCACTACAGCATTCGCCCCCGCCTCTCCCAATATGATTAGTCTGTACAAGTTGTTTGGTGAAACAGATTCAGAAAAGCCTGTTAGCGTAATCAAATGTGCTGATTCGTAAGCACCTACAGCCGGAGATGGGTCATTGGCGGTGGCCACAAGCACGCCAACCGCAGCACCCACATCTCTGTACAATGACACATTCGGAATTGTCGCTGGGAGAGCCCCATGCCCACCTGCTCCGGTCACAATCACATTCAGCTCTGTCAACGTCCCAACGTGCGGGAGACAGACGAATGGCAGCTCGGCAGATGAGGCGCTGGTCACATCATCCTGATAGATGTACCTAGACCCATAGACGAAATGATCTAGGTATGGGGCATTCGTGACTGGATATGTCCTACCAGATGAGTAACTCGCATGCTCAACGTACGGCTCTTGGAAAATGAGATCTCCAGCTCCAGGCTGAGCTCGCAGCTTATCAGCTCCAAAGATCACAGGATTCGTCGGGTTGTAGGTTCCACCCGCAGCGCCATCGATGGCGTTCGCGTGGTCGATATCCAACGCGTTCATCTGTGCCGAGGTCAAAACCTCGTACAGCGCCCACCCGAGAACATTTGCCCGCGAAAAGCTCATACCAAGTCCTCCAGTTGGACCATCTTGGGGGCAGAAACTGGACGAGCGTACACACGCCACCCTCGCCACCCAGGATTTGACTGATCAGCGTCCGAGCGATCACGCTGAACAACGGGCCGTCGAAGACAATCGGTCACATCAAACAGCCCATTTCGCCCCATATCGCGCAGAAAACGACGCTGGACAAGCCCCTTCACTGCTTCGGTCACCTGCGACGCAGATACAATGAACCCGTTCGTTGCAGCCCATCCAGACAACATGAGCTCGATTTCGCCAAGCGTTCTGGCCCCACCCCCGGTGGCGAGTAGGTTGTAGATCGTCATTGCGACGGTCGATGTTGCTACGCCTCTCATACTCCAAACCCCGTCAGATCAAGGGAAGAAAGATCGAGAATGAACCCGACCTCGGTCACCACGACGAACGAGCACCACGACGGAAGAACACCGCGCAGGTACGCATGGATGCGCTCAATTGTCCGCTCCTCGGACGTGGTAGGAGGACCAGAATGCCCAACATCAAAGAGCACATAGAGAACGAAGTCGGTCGAGTAGTTGGGCACAATGCTGGCTACCATCGGGGGGGACTCAAGGCTCGCATGCAGAGGCCCGAACGCCCGTCCGTGCTGGGTAGTGGTACTGGCACCCGGTTCAAGGATCTCGATCCGAGAATCGATTGCCTTCAGATCGGCATCCATATGCGGACAATCCGAGCGAATCGACGCCACAAACGCGGCCCACAGCCGAATCCTGTATGCGGACTCGCACTCACCCTTCGCACGCACCAAGCCTGTGAGCCCCTCGTAGTACGGGATCCCATCAGTTGCCAGGTGCGGGAAGAACTGTAGGACAGCCCTTTCCTTTGCGGACCAGATTGCGGCGAGCCCCTTGGCCCGAGAACGCCTCCACAACCCATCAAGACCCGTGTCGTCCTTGGCAGAGCCACCGCGGCCCACAGACCGCCTCATGGCGTAATACACGCGTGCAGACGGAGGAGGGCCACCACCGACCCTAAATGGGCAGGGATTGAGGGCTCCAATCATGCGACCTCCAGCAGGAACTTTGCATCGGCGGCAAGTCCTGTTGCTGGGTTCCACGTTGTGACGTTCACGACCAATGGGTTCGTGGTGTCGACCCACGCGTACGCTTCACGACGTGCTGCATACGTTGCCACAGCAGCGAGTGACATCGCACGCGCCCATGGAAGTTGAGTCGTTACACTCGCACCTGACTCGTCCAAGTAGGATGAGGCAAACGTGACCGTGTAGACACCTGTCCCAGTACGCGCGACCACCGGATGTGCCTGCTCGCCATTCGGATTCCATGCCTCGGCCTGATATGCGACACGCATGGTACTGACACCATCGTATTCCGCTACGACCACGGCCCTGGTCACGTTCGAAACATTCAACCCGCCCACCTGATGGAACAGCAGATTGAAGGCTTGAGCGGAGATGTCTGATTCTGGATTCTCAACGGGGTACAAATCCCGCAGAGTAGGTCCGAACGTGTCCCGTGATACCCGAAGAGGAAAGCCACTCATAGCTGGTAGACTCCTACTCTGTTGATCGTGAGCATGTTGGGTCCGTCAGCCACGTCTGCCGGATAGCTTGGGAGTGAAGGCGTCGGGTATCCTGAAGGCACAAGACCATCCGAAGCGCTGGCGCCGAGTGCCTCCATGATGCGCACCGCAAGCACTCCACCAGCACGGGATGGGTATGCGTCGAGCGTGTCTGGAAATCGGCGGCATCGGGTACCACGTGGGTCTGTTGTCACGTCGAACAGATCGCCTGGGCCGAGTTCGTCGAAGTACTCCTCTACGGTGTCCGATATGATCTCATGCCTGGCGATCAATGGACTGACAATGTCGCCTGCGCTGATGTCGTCATTCGCTGTGGAAAGGACAACGGCAAATGTATGCGTGCCAGTCTGCTGAATCGACGCTAGCTCCAGCTCCACGAACAGGGATCGGGAAGAGTCCCAGAACATGAGCGATGGGCAATCAGCGCCTGTGAGTGTCGACATCGCCGGCACGCCGGGAAGGGTTGTGTCTCCTGTAGACGTTAGTTCGAACTCGGTGGAGCTTGTCCATGTAGACACGTACGGTCGAGTAGAGTTGTAGGTCGGCCAGGGAGATGCGTCGGCAAATCCCGCATCGGACCCAACCGCCAAACCAAGCTGTAGGGCAAACTCCACTGGCTCGGAAACGGAAGAGACAACGAGCACCAACACGCGACCAGGCACAACCACGGAAGCGGGTGGTGTCAGGTAGGAAGTGCCGGCCGAAATCGTGGACGTTGAAGGAATGCGAGCCAACGGCCCCACTGCCCCCGCTCGTTTCTGTGTGAGCGCAACAATGGTTGTACCTGCATGCAAAGCGCATGGGTAAATGAAGGCATCCTCGATTGAATTAGACGCAGCACGAGTCCAGGCTCGGAAGTGTGCATCATTCCCGGCTGCCTGCTTCTTTTGAACGTCAGACTCTATTCGAGAGGCGTATTCGCCATCTGTTTCGGTATTCGTGCCACCACCGAAGTTGGTTGCCACCGTGGCGACCGGGCCCATGCTCGGGTCGCGAGTCACCCATGTCAGCTTTGCGCCAGCCTCGAGGTTTGTCGCAGCACCCGTGTTGATCGCCTTCATGGAGACTGTGGCAGACCCGCCGGCCGGGGTCGTTACAGTCGAAAACACCTGGTACTTGTTTCCAGCAGCATCTCTGGCCTGATACGCGAGCGCATCGGGAATCGTGCTTGATCCGACAATGATCGTTCCAACTGTCGCTGGAACTGTGACAGTCCCGCTTCCGCCAGTCGCCGCAAGTCGAGTCTTACCCCAAAGACGCCCGTGGTACCCCTCGAGCCACGCTGTGTTCGCGCGATTGATCCGAGACTGGTCCGACAGGAACGCTGCCCTTCGCTGGTCCCCTTGTCCCATCAAATCGATGCCGTTAGCTTCGTTCCACCAACGACTACCTGGTTGTGTTGCCCGCTGGATCTCGTCTTCCGTGAACAGGGCGCCCGTCTCTGGATTGATTTGACGACGGAGTCCTTCACGCCAATTGGGCATGATAATTCGGTCGCGGACCTGTCCGCGAGCGAGCAGCTCGAACTCTCTGTCCACGGGGGCCGTCATGATCCCACCACGAACGAAGAAGAGCGTCGACGGTTCTGCGCCTTGTTGACGTAGGTCACTTGGACTTCAGCCCAGTCGTTTTCGACCAATGGGGTGACCTTCTCAAGCTTGATCCGTCCGTCGCGTACCAGGTCGCCAAGCGCCCGTTGAGTCTCGGCGACAATGAACCCAGGTGCAGACGGGTCGAGAATCTTCAGATCACCGAAGCGGTGACCAACGCTTTCGACTGCGGCACCACTTCCGCGTTCGATACCAAGCGCGGCAAGCACAGCGGCATCAGTAGGCTCAAACCCACGAGAGATCGAAAGATACTCCCCAGTGCTTGGGTCGATCGCGTCCGCAAGGATCCCAGGCGGGACTGTCTCGTCCACAAAGCGCTCTTCGAGGAAGAATCCGGCTAGGGAAGTTCCCGCAGGTGGGACGACTGGCAGAGGCATGCCTGATCGTACCGTGCGAGACTGTTGCCTCGGCGAATGGGTTGGTTCATGCTTGCAGGATGTGGTTCATATGGCTTGCCATCGTGGTTGTTGGATGCTCGAGCACATCGGAATCGAGTATGTCGAGCGACGCAGGCGCGGACACGTTCGATGCCACCGCCGAAGCAGATGGGGACGCTGCCGCCGAAGACGCTGCCGCCGATGAAGATGTCCAGGCAGATGTCTCAATTGAGTCCGCCAATTACGACGTGAATCCAGACGGATACGTCCAAGACTCACACGAAGATGTCCCGCAAGATGTCCAAACAGATGTCCCGATGGATGCCAAGCTGGATACCCAACCGGATGTCGACCCGACGATCGACCCATGCGATCCACCAAGCCAAGAAGTGCGTCGGTGCACAGACGCTTGTGGGGACGCTGGAACGGGAACCTCGACATCAACATGCGCAAGCTACCTCACATGCAGTTCAGACGAACCAAAGGAAGCCGAGCAAGCCGACTGGTCCGTGATTCTCCCGCCTGAATCCCTGGTGCACCCAGGGCTGGACGGGAACGGTGTTGCATGTGACCGGATCTGCGACGGGTTCATTTCGTACGCGTTTCATGTTCCGTTTGGCAAATGCGCCCGACTCACATCGTCTGGGGAACGATCGTTCGTAATTGAACCGCAGACATCTGTGGTTGACTGCTCACAGGCAGCGGAATGCCTCATTGTGCGGAGCAATCCAGGCAATCCGCCAAGCATTCCCAGTGGTGACGTGGTGCTCGTGATCGGTGCGGGTGACAGTCCTTCGTGGGTCCGTGTCGAAACCGAGGACGACTGGTCTCAGGACCCATGCGCGCTCACGTGTCCCTAGTCGAGGGGACAGAAGAGCGCTGGGATCGATGGCAGCGAAGGCAGCCCAAAGGGAGGTAGTCCTACGCTCGGCCACGGCCACGCCAATGACGGCATGCCTGGCAGGTTCGGCAACGACGGCACAGCGGGAAGCGAAGGAACTCCGAACGAAGGCAATCCCACCGTAGGCCACGGCCAAGATAGCGTTGGCATCCCGGGGAGCGCTGGCAACGACGGCACCGAAGGAAGCCCTGGCACAGCAAACGACGGAATCCCAAACAGCGACCAGGACCAGTCGAGCAGGGGGAACGCGCAGTTGCTCATGGGGTTGCTACCATCAGCGATACCGACGGCAGACCCGGCGAGGGCCCACACAAGACCGGCACGCCAACCGCAGCGGGCACCAGTGGATTCACGCCTACCACCATCCCGCCAACAACCGTAACGTTGCCAACGATCGTAATGCTACCGTTTGTGATCTCAATACGAGCGGAGCCGTCTGGGGATCGAATGATTGCACCTTTCGAATCGAGAATGACCGAGGACCCATCTCCCTGAACAATGGTGACCGTTTCCTCTTCGGGATCGAGAGTGATCGAATGGCACTTCCCCGCCACCCCCCCGGAGAATGCATATGGGCAATACAAGACCTGGATGGTTCCATTGGTGCTCCCGTCGACGTCATCGAAGGACAAGAACCCACCTCCGTACCCAACGAGCGCGATCGTTCCTGGTTTTGGGCTCGGGAAAGCTCGGTTCCACCGAAGGTCCCGATACGACACAGGAATCAGATCGTCTGACACTCGTACGGCTTCGCACTCGGTACCAATCGTTTCGTTGTTGATCTCCTCTGGCACTCGTGGACGCCACACAATGCCTGGAGCACCGTAGGCCTCAATGTCCTGTCCCACTTCACCATCGTCGGAATCGAATCCACCGATCCCACTTCCGCCTAGCAAGACTGCGTTGTGGGGCCCACTCGTGGTCGAACCTTCAATCAGAAGCAAGGCCGTGGCCCAGTTGCCGATCGTTGTTGGGTACATCATATCCTCCAAAGCCCCTTCGCTACCAGGTCAAGATTTGTTGTGTATCCGGAGTCTGCATCGCCTCGCAGCGAACACCGTGTGACCAAGTACGGTCCGGATGCCGGCCCACCGATGAGATCGCACCGAACATCAGCCACAGTGTCGACCCCCCATGGCACCCGTTCTTCCCCGTTCCAGTAGGACAGCCCATCACACTCGATTCGCCATGTGTCCTTTTGCCTTGATCGAAGCGACATTTCGCGAGCCGCTCTAGATTCTGCCTGCCCTTGAGTTTTCATGGCGTCATCGATAACGATGACCGGACGATGCAATGTCGCATCCACGAGGGTTGTGTCACGTTCGAGTGCGCGAACCTTTGCTTTCGTGTATTCCTTCCCTCCGCCTACACCAAACACCGCTAGATGTGTTGGAACCTGTTCGAAGTCTTGGGTCCGCTCGGCCTTTATCACGTTGTTGGACTTGCCGGCTGGGGGCTGTAACGCCTGTAAGGTGTATACGGGAGACTGCCCGTCGTCCGGTGCGCCGACCACAATGCGACCGTCTACTGCGTCCCAATGACTCAGATGGAAGCGGCTCAGGTGACGCTCTACGAAGTTGTAGATCGTTTCAGGAGGGGCAACCTTCGCCTGATCCTCTTTGATGTCATCAAGCACGACTGTCCTTGAGCCTTTGCCCTGTCCAGTCATCAGATCGACGGCCAGATCGGCATCAAGGATAAAATCGGCCTCGGTCAGTCCAAGAGGCTCATACGCCGAAAGCAACACGTCCTTGAGCGTACCCTTTCGAATATTCACCGTCGGGGAACATGAGGCAAACGACGCATCTGCCAGGACCGAACGAATCGTAAGCTGCACCGTTGCACCCGTCGACGCACTGAGAGGCATACGGGGAGCAATCATTCGTCCCTTCATACGTGGCCTACCGTTGACCCATACGACGAACTTGCCCCCCACACGAATCGCGTCAGCCGCTGCCTTCCAAGTGCCATCGTCGCCAATCTCAACCAAGCACTGCGCAGGTTGAAGCAGATCATTGATGAATTCGAACGATGTCACCCGGTCGCACTGGAACGCTGCACCAGAGCGGTCCGCGCTCGCGATCACCACCTCATCGTTGGGTCGTGTACTCACAAATACACCTTGATCGGCGTTCGTGGTGGAATGTAGGTCGGGTCCTCTAGCTGTGTGTTGAGCTGAAGCAGATCGCCTACCTTCTGACCGCGTTCCGATGCCACGGAATACAGGTCAGTCTCGTGGTCGTAGGTTCGAGTTGTGATTCGCCTCGACCTCGAACGAGCTTGTGACGATGCTCGAGCAGCGGAATCACGGATCTCCAGCAGCTTTCGCTGTATTGGAGCGGATTCCGGATCAGTCAGACCGAGCGTTCGCTCAATCGACTCGGCCGCTCGTGTGACTTGTCCGGCCTTCATTTCTACGTCCGCGACCATCTCGCCTGGAGCGTTCGCCATACCTTCAAGCTCGGCCGCTGCCTCAGTCAGTTCGGAGAAATCGCCGTCCCACTCGCCAAGCGAATCCGCATCGAACTCCGCTTCCTCGACTGTGCGACTGGTCGAGCCTCCAACCCACTCGGTGATCTCACTTGGATCAAGACTGTCTTCGTTGTCGCGAACGAATGTGATGCTCATCCGTTCGGCATTCCGCATCGAGGTGTCTGCGGATCGGGTCCAGTCCTGGGCACGGACACGAATATTTCGCTCCCATGGAAGGTGAAGTGTGGCAGTCAAGGAGGTACGCAATGCTGCATCGAGTAGGCTGATTCGGTCGGGCCAAAGCAAAGTATCGTTACCTAGGCGCGGCTCATCGATGGTGTTGCAGAACAACGCTACAACTGTGAACGTGTCTGCCTTCTCACCGGTGTTGTCAAGTTTGGCTCCCGGTCGATAGGGCCTCTCGCGAGGCACTATGCGATTCCCACTCTGTTTCTCGCGCGATATGACTGGAAAGATGATCTCCTCCCCATCGTCTGGCACAAACGATGCGGGAGAAGTGCTGTTCCATTCGTCCGTCATCCGCTTGCTCCTGGACCGTTCGGCGGTGTTGGTGGGAGTCCGTTCGATCCTGTCGGTTTGCCCTTTACCTTCGCAAGCTCAACCGCTGCCTTTCGAGCATTCTCCCCTACAGATCGGAATGCTTCGGCAGCCGCTTTGGCTTCTTCGCCCGCACCACCCAGTTGCCCCTCAAGGACACGGGTCATCTTAGCCCCTTCCTTGCTGGCAGAAAGCGAGCGAGCCTCCGGGTTAAGCGATTCATCACCTGTTACAAAGGCGGCAGCCTTTCCAAACACAGCCGTGGCCGCGGACATGGGCTTCCTATTGTGGGCGTTTCTGGCAGAGCGAAGCTCTTCCAGTGCCTTCTTCTTTTCGGAGGTGGACGCTCCAGGATCGCCCGCCACTTGTTCTGCCCTTGCCGTTGCCGTACGTAGATCACGTTGGGCCTTGTCATCCCCCTCCAAAGCGTCATCGATAGCTTTCTCTCCGATCTCGTAAGCAATCAATGCCGCTGCAGCAACGCCAATTGCCTTGCCAGCCGTGGCCCATCCACCGCTCTTGGCAGCGTCCGCAGCGATCATGGAACCGACACCGGCGAACGCCTTCTTGCTTACTGTCAACGCAGCTGTCTGCGTTCCAGCGCTGAGAGCCGCGCCACCGACTCGCCCCCCCACATACAGCCCACCAGCCAGTGCGGGATTGCGAGTTACAAACTCGACGATCTTGCTCATGCCCTCTGCCAGTTTGGGAAGAGATTTTGCCAACTCATCCATGGCCGAAAGCATCTCTGGTTTGGTGAACGACTGGTAAAACGTCTCCATGGCCTGCTGGAGCTTGCGCTGTGGTTCCTCTTGCCGTCTCTTTGATTCTTCGGCGATCTTTGCGGCTGTGAGGGATGAGCTACCGGCTTCACCCATGGCTCGATCAAACGCCCTTAGTCCCGCCTCCGTAGCTTCCTTCGCGCTCTTTCCACTCGCCTTCGCTTTTACCACTGCTTCATCAAATGGCTTGGCGAGTTCGTCAAACACGGTCCTGGAATCGCCGGTTAGCGAGGCCTCGATTGCGGTTCGACCTTTGCCTCCGAGCATTGATCGGATCTTATCGAACGCGGTTGAGTCCGCATCAAACTTGATTCCACTCTTTTTTGATAGGTTCTTCAGATCTGATGAACCACGTTTGAACCTCTCCAGAAGCATCTTGAGACCTGGGGAGGCCTTCTCACCAACACGCGAGTCGAGCGCTACCATCACACCAAGCAAGGTGGACATGCCCTCTTTGCCCTTGAGCCCTGCCGCTGCCGCCTCGCCTGCCATCAAGGCGAACTTCGGGCCCATCGCATCAATTGAGGCTCCGCCAACTCCAACCTTCTCCACAAACGCAGCCATCATATCAGGCAGATCCTTGGAGGTGGCACCAAACTTGCGTTGCATGAGTTGAGCCGCATTTGCCAAGTGGTCAACAGAGTAACCGGTAGCATTGGCTGCGTTTGCAATCGACTCTAACGAAGCTTTGGTGTATTCGGAATCGCCCGTCGCCTCGAACACGCTCTTGAATGCTCCCGCCATCTCGCTCGCACTACGGCTCGTCTGTAATGCCACCGGCTCGATCTGGCTCTGAATCTGCTGCCATGTGACAGCCTCTTTCCCCGTCTTTGAAATGTTGAACGCAAGGTCGGAGTAGACCGAGCGCATCTCAAGAGCTGACTTCAAACCAGCACCCACTCCGATCGCACCGCCAAGTGTGGTGGCTGCTTTGAGAGCACCCTTGATGTCGTTCATGAGCGCTCCAGCCGCATCGCGCCCAGCCTTGAACCCAGCCTTCATCGGTTCGGATAACGCCTTGCCGATCTGGGACCCCACTCGTCCAGCTTGCCGCGCCACGTCCCGCATGCCACCAGCGAATGAGCCGGCGTTCAACGTCAGACGGACAGATGCGTCACGTGTCGCCATCGCCAAGCATCCTGTCGAGGGTGTCCCTCAGTTCGGGCCAAGACGCGCTCCCGCGCAAGATCGACATCAGCTCGCCGGTCCCGAGGGTGCCAGCGTCGAGTTCGCGCACGATCGCAACCATGCAAGCACTGTCGGACAGGTCGCGGCTAGCTCCGCCATAGAAACGATGAAGCTGGGCTGCTCGAACCCAGCGATACCGGTCAAAGGGAGGCAGTGGCCCGCCCGTGCCACTTCGATGAGTTTCCGGTAGACGTCGTCCTCGGACATGATGCGCTCGCGCGGGTCAAGCATGTCCCGATAGACACGAATCCGCCCGAGTATGTCCTGAAGCGTGCCCTCATCAAACCGAGACTTGAGCTCGTCAGGCTCGCACATCTGTGCCTCAGTCTCCGGGTCTCGAATGCACTTTGCGAGCAGACACAGTTGCTCAAATTCCTCGAACATGTCTCGATCGGCGGCGGGATCCAACTTCTCACGAGCGAACATCGCCTTGACGTCGATTCTCGCCTGAAGCAACTCTGCCGGTCGTGGAACTCGCACCTTGATAGGCACATCCACAAACGCCTTCGTGCGCGGGTCGAACTCGCGCAACTTGTCGGAAATGACCACGTGGCCCTTCGCGCCTCGCTCCATCTCCAGCTCTGACCAGTCCATGATTCCTCCCAAATGGTGTTCAAATAGTTGAGGCCCGGACCGGGGAGGAACGGTTCCGGGCCCCGGACCCGAGGGGCATCGAGTCCTTTCCGTCTACTTGTTCTTCCCGATAATCTTCGCCGAGAACTCGATCGCGCCTGACATGTTGGTCGTGTACTCCAGATCGTCGATCTCTCCGGTAATAGCCACGACAAGACCAGGAAGCTTGAGACGATATTGGGAAACCTTGTCCTTGTCGTACTCTTCCTTCCAGTCACGCTCGAATCCGTTCGCGTCAATGACCGCCTTGAAGGTCATTTCGTTGGCCGACTCACCACGGGTTACACCCGCCTCAGGATCGCGAAGGGTACCCTGGAGTTTCTTTCCCTTGCTCAGCCGAACTGTGACGTCGGTCACCTGAATCAGATCGCCAGCGCCCTTGCTTACACGGCCTCGCGGATACTTGAGGACTTCGTCACCCATGCTCAACCTGCCTTTGCTACGTAGACGCCGAACTTGCTAAGGATCTTGAACGGTACGGCCGGGATGAAGATGTTGACCTGTGTTGGGTCAGTCGAATCGACCGCAACGACATACGACCCGTCAACCACGGCGGATTCGAACGCATCCCCGTCAATGACCCCCTTGGGCACCCAGTAGCCTATGGTGCGCGCTGAAATGAACGTCTTGACGTCAGACTCTTCAACGACGCCCTCAGGCAGCGGATTGTCGCCAACCACACGGTCCTTAGCAATCTTGGCCTGCTTGAACTCGTTGGGGAGCGCCGAGCGGATGTCCTTTGCATAGTCGTACAGGGCATCCACTTCGTTGACGTCGAAACATCGCACATCTGGATTCCCACTCTCGTCCTGTGAGTGAGTGGTGATCGGGCGCATGAGCTGCAGCGTGCCGGTCGCCGAGTAGCACATCAGCGATACGCCGTTGGTCATGGCATCAATGGCCTCGGGGTCCGTCGGGTTGTCCCCAAGGATGTCCGCGCTCGGGTACAGCCCCTTGAGTTCAGTCCCGATGCGGTTCGAGTTGGGGTTCAGCTTGCGCCGTCGCATGCGATCGCCAGCTTCTGCGCCTGCGAGCTCGCACGGGAGGGACTCAAGTCCTACACCGCACAAATGCTCAATCACTTCAGCATTTCGTCCAATTGCACCCGTCTTTGCGGCCGCGATTGTTGAAGTGCTAGCGATCACGCCTTGCTGCAGTTTCGCCGAAAGCCCAGTGTTGAGTCCTTCAATGTGGGCCTGAAGACTCGCCGGGTTGTTACCGGACGCCGCATTGGTGTCTGCGTTGCTGCAGCACAAAACGATCAAGTCGTACTCGGTTCCCTGCGCAGATGCGAGCGCCGTAGTGAATACTGGCTCGGTCGTGCCACCAGTAAGGTTTGCACCCGAAACGGCAACAGACCCTCCGGCACATCCCAAAATGATTCGTGCGCGAAGTGTCACATCGTTACCGGCTGGCCCCTTCCCCTTTGCGGTGAGATCAACGTCTCCAGCCGCAACAGCATCCGTGGCAGTTACAAAAAGGTCGTCAGCCAATCGGTTGATGTAGGAGACTGCCTTCGTCACCAAATCGTCGGCAGATTCACCAACATTCCACGGCACGTCGATGATTCGACCCTGGATCCAGTGACGGACAGTGCCGTTGGTAGTGATTGTTCCCGTGTAGGTAATGGTCCCCGTGGCCGCTGCCCCGGCGCTTGCTGTTGGACAAAGAAGGTCAACTCGCGCAGTCGCATCGTTCGCGAACAATGCCTTGTAGGCCAAGTGAGGAAGCGATCCCTGACCGGCCGCTGTCTTGACGTCGTCGGGGCTGTTGACCGTGCGAATCTCCGTGTCGACGGTCATGTCTCCGCCGGTGGTGTTCTTCGGGCCCACAAGCAATGCACGGATCTGCCCAGACCCTGGAGAGGCCGAGCCGTAGAGCAGATCGACAACCAAATGAAGCCCGGGAACCGGGTTGGATGGCGCGACAGCCAGGGGGATTCCCATCAGTCCTCACTCTCCGCGGGGGTGGCCGCGATTGATGCTTCGTATTCCGCGGCGGATACCTCAACCAGATCACCGCGTCGCACTGCCGCATTGAGCTCACGCACGTATCGCCCGCAGTAAATCTCGGTTAGTGGCGTGATCTTCGCCGTATCCCAAACGACTTCGCGCCCGTTCCGGACCGCTCCAATAAGCTCACACGCACGCGACGGGGAGCCGGAGTCATACCGCGCTACAGCTCGGCCTTCTACAGAGCGAAAAAACCGCGTGAACTTAGGGGCATCAGCCATGTCTAGATCCTACGTCATGGGGATGGTGGCGTCGGGAACGTCGATTTCGGATGGATGTGTGCCAGCCGCATAGAACGAGCGGTACCGCGTGGCGATCCAGTCGCTGAACGTCTGTGAATCCCGATGAACCAACGCGTATCCAGTCGTGAATCGCACTATGTCTACAAACGACGTCGGGGTCGTTCCGTATGGGCGAGCATCGAGAATCTCTATCCCTTGCGGATGGCTCAGTACCTGCCCACGCACTGCAGTCAAATCGGTGAGTACCTCAAGCACATCATCACGAAGCGTCGCCCCTTCACGGAGCCGAATCGCGAGGTCAGATTGCCTGGTAGTGACCAGGAACAGTGCCCACTCGTTCTTGAATAGACGCCGCCCCCGTCCTGCCCTGTCCTGGGTCACACCGTAGGCTGCCGACACAGACCCATTCACAGGGGTAGCAGCGAGCCACGACAGCACAGCCGCTGGGGTATCAACCGCTTGAGCGCGGAACAGTGAAATGGCCGTGTTCTGGTCCAGCTCACGGTATTCCTTGATCTGCCTCAGTGCGCCGAATGTTTCGAGCGAAACACCGCCGGTTACTCCAGCGGGTGATGCGCTCTTGGTCTCAACGCCAGCAATCGGAGGGTCCCAGAGAACCTCG